GCTGCCATACCTGGGTTTTGGCAAGTTTCGCGCTCTGGAATCCAGAGTGCTGGCGCAGCTCGTCGCCGAAATCCTCGGGGTCGATGCCTTCGGCCAGGTTCCTGGTCATGAGGGCCTGGCCGCAGCGGTTGAGGGCTTCGCAGGCCTTGACGTATTCCTGGCCAAGCGCTTCCTGGCCGGCAGCTCGCAGGATTTCCAGGGCGGAGTAGGGGCGCTTAGGGTCCAGCTCCATCATGGCCGCGTCGCGCGGCAAGTGGTGTAGTTCGCTCATGGGTTTATTGTGTGCCGGCCGCGGCCGCGCGGGCGGCCAGGGAGCTGTCGATCATGGCGCGCAGCTGCTGGACGGTGCCTTTCAGCATGGCGGCTTGCATGGCTTGGAAATAGGCGGCATCCAGCCCGCTGGCGCCCGCGCCGGAAGCTGCAGCCATGACGCGGCAAAGCTCTTGCATGCGGAGGCCGTCACGCGCCAGCTGGCGCTGGTCTTCTTGGGCCTGCATGCTGTCTATGAAGCGCTGGCATGGCACGGCTTTGCCTGCGGCTATGTCTGTGTCATCGCCGCAGTCATTCAAGCAGTCGCAGGGCTTGAGCCCTGCGGCCTTTGCTGCCGCAGCAGTGGCCAGCGTCGCGGTTTTGACGGGGGCATGCATGGGGCATGGCCAGCGCAGAGATCCGTCGCCGCTGGGGCATGTGCAGATTGGGCTTCCCATTTTCTTGGTCACTCCTGGGTAAGTCGCCATGCATACATGCCGATGCCGTGCTCTGTGCACCAGGTCGTCCCGAGGGAGCCGGCTTGGATCTTGTAATCAATCGCGCCGCTGTTGTACCAAACGTCGATCAGGGTTTCGGGAGATACCTGTGGGGCAATCTCAAGCTCCTCAATCACATTCCAACCTTCTGTGTTGCTCAATTTACACCTCCGTTTTGCTGTGGTTCATCTTACGGACATGGCGCTTATGCATTGGCCCATTCGGGGATGTTTTCCCAAATGCTGATGATGGTGGGGCTCAGGCGGTAAGGCGCGGGGCGAAACTTGATTTCGTAGTCGTGCACCTGGCCGGCAATTTCTTCCATGGCATCAAACCCGCCAACCAGCGCCAGCAGCTCGCCATGGCGGCGAAGCTCTGCAATGGCGTTCCGGTCGTCGTTGCGGGCCAGCTTGGCCAGCTCCACCAGGGCGATGATGACGGCCGGCGTGGGTGTCTCTGGCAGGTTGTTGGCCAGGCCTTGAGGGGAGGGCGGTTTGGTCATTGGCTGGTTTCCTTGGGGTGGGTCTTGCCCTGGCCAGGTTCGGCCAGGAGCGTTTTCAACGCTACGATAGTTTTTTGGTCGAATCGCCTGATGGAGCGTGGGTAGGAGTCGCCATAGCGCTGCTGCAGCTCTGCCTCGTGCTTTTCGAGCATGGCCAGGGCTTTGAGTAGGTGCGTGCGCGATGCGGCTGGCGTCATTCCTGGGCGCCTTGTGTCTGCTGGGCTGCCGCGATAGCTGCAGCAGCGCAAACGATGGCAGCGCGGTCGATGCGCTCCATTTCAGCCAGGATCAGTGCACCGGCCTTTTCGAGGTTGCGGCGCGGGTCTTCGGATGGTTTCCACCATGCGGCGGTCCAAGGCCAAAACTCCGGAAGCTGTTTTCCGCCGTATGCCTGCGATGCGTAGCAGCCAGCGGCAGCAGAAAGCACACCGGGGATGTATCCATCGTCATCCGCTGGGGACCAGCCTTCGGCACTCACCTGGCGCTTGCGCTCTGCCAGCACATCGCGCGCGGCTTGGCTGAGAGAGGCAGCCAGCGCATCTCGCGCGCCTGCCTGCGCCTGGGGTGCTGCATTCCACATTGCATTGCATTTTTCTCGAACGTGTTTTGCTGCGCCCACTGCGGCGCGCTTTGCATCTTCGTCATGCAAGCATGCGGAAGCGTCTTCGATGTTTGCAGCCGCATTCATTGCCAATGCGAACCATGATGCGCGTTCGCTTTGCTCCACGGCCAGCGCATCCGCTGCAGGCTCCTGGGCGGTGCGCGGCCAGATGTCGTCGCGGTATGCCCAGTGTGTGCACGCGCGGGCAACCTCGGCGCCGTCCCCATCGCAATCCCTATCACCATCAGCGTGGAAGTCGCTTGCGCGGATGTCGTGGACCTGGACGCCACCGAAGTCGTCGTGTGCGGTGACGGCAATCACGCGCACGGCTCTGTCATCTGTCCACGGCGGGGCGCCAGTGCGCCAGGGGAATCCCACGGGTGCGGCAGGTGCCTGGGGTGCTGCAGGCGCAGATACGCCGGCCAGCAGGGCGCGCACTTGCTGCTCGGTAAAGAGCTTGGCTCCATGCGTCGGCGGTTTGCCTTGCCAGTCAACGCCAATATCCTTCCCATCATTGAAAACATCGATCGCCTCGCCCACAGGCTCAGGCAGCACCACTGGCGCAGCTGCTGCAGCTAGCGCGAGCTGGGCATGCTCCAGGGGCGCGATTGCCCCGGCATGATCGCCCGCCCGCAAGCGGTGCAGCGCGCTATTGATTGCCACGGCTGCGGCAGCTTCTGCATGGGTTTGAGACGCGGCCTGCTTTTCGACTATTTTTCCGATCAACGCTTGGGCGTTTTCGGCATGCTTTTGGAAGGCAGGGAGCAACTGCACGGGGGGAGGAAGGTATTCGCTGGATTGATCTGCCGGGGTGGCGGCAAGCGCGGCGCGGGCACGTTCGATGCCTTTGCGATGGACTGCAACGCGATTCTTTCCTGCGCCTTGTAAGTACTCTCCATCCGGCTCCGAATCGGCGTCGCGCACCAATGCAGCCAGGACACTGCGCAGCGCCTCGCGCTCGTCCAATTGGCCTTTGGCCATGGAAACCAGTACATCAGCAAATGGAGCCAGCTTGGCCAGAGATTTTTCCATCTCCATGATTTCAATGCTTGGGGGGGTAACGCTTTGCATTTCTCTTGCTCTCTTACTTGTCCGTCAAAGGGGAAACCAGCGCCAGCGCTTCGGGCTGGGCGCTTCCGGGCTTCTCTTCAACCATCTGGAAGCGCCACGCCAGCCACTCAAAGCGCTGGCCCATGTCGGTGCGGCCGGTGATGGTGTCGAGCCAGTTGTGCACTTCCATCTTGCGAGTGGTGTCGAATTGGATGGCGGCCATGCACGCGGCGTGGTTGCGCTTATCCAGGCGGCGCAGCTCTGTGAGGTCGAGCGGGAAGCGGTAGCCGTTGTAGAGCCCCAGCAAGACACGCGCGCCCACTTCCGCACCGCTGTTAGTCTGGGTGGTGGCCAGCACAAACAGGTGCAGGATCGCGTCTAGCGGGTGCATGGGCATGTGCTCGCCGTTCAGCTCGGCGCAGCGCGTGATGGCTTCGTGTGCAGAGAGGCCGTCGCTGTGAATGTCATGACTCACGTAATAGGTGGGGTTGAGCTTGCTTTCGTCCTCGGGGGCGGGCTTGTATGTCTCACGGAAAACACGCCAGCCATTGGGGCGCTCCATGAAGGCGTAGGGGCTGGGCTTGCGGGTCTTGTCGCTGGTTTGTTTGAGCATGGCGTCGTCCTGGTGGTTAATGGGTGGGCTTGACGGGAATGCCGATCATGATGGATTGACCGGGTTTGAGGTTGGCTTGCGCTTCCGCAATGGCCGCTTCTGCTTGCTGCCTGACCGTGGCCAGGAAGGTGCGCAGCTGCGACTCGTCGGGGAACTTCTGCTTGAAGAGGTCAATGAACTGGTCGCGGCTCAGGCCGGCGTACTGGCCTGCCATGGTGGTCAGCATCAGGTCGGCGGTTTCTTCGTAGAGGGTGGCCATGGTGTCAGCCGTGCAGGGGGCAGGGGTTGCCGGTGCCATCGGTGCAGTGGCTGCAGTGGCTCATTTCATGGCGGTCGGCCGCAAAGCCCCAGCCGTCTTGCCATGCCTCCAGCAGCGCGGGCTCGTCCACAAAGAACCGGGGCGGGGTGTGGCAGTCGTGGTGGAAATCGGCTATGCCGTCGCTGGTAGCGCTGATCGTGGCGTCAAGGGCGGCTAGGCCTGCTTGCTCGCTGTCCTGGCCAAAAATGGCCGCTTGCACCTTGGCCGTGGCCAGCTCGGTGCGTGCTTGTAGTCCTCGCATGTGATTGCTCCAGGGGTTGGTGTTGCGGTTCGGGTCAGCGCCCGGTGCAGCCCTCTGTCACAGGGCTGGGGCTGGCGCTGTCAGGCTGCGGCTTCTTCCAGCTTCTCGACGGCTCCAGAGTCGATAAGGTCGTCCAGGTATCCAACGGCCTCGTCCATGGCGTCGATGGCCTCCTGTGCCTTTTGGCCCTTGCCGCCGTCTTGAAGGTTCTCAGGCATGTTGTCGAGATATTCCTGCTCTTCGTCGCGCACCTCGTCGATGGCGTCGCGCAGGCTGCTTGCTTCGTCAAGGAGGTTCTGCACGCGCTCTTGCAGTTTTTGAATATTGGCGCGGCGTTCTTTGTTCATGTGTGATGTGTGTAGTTAGGTCTGTGCTTGCTTCTGTCGCTTATATGTTATCAGATATACGACAATTCATGCGACGAATTAGAAGGCTAGGCTCAGGGGGCAAGGCAGCTCTGCGATGCGGCGGGCTATCGCGGCTTGCTCTTCGCGGAACTTGCGCGAGCGCGCCTCCATGGTTCCGTTGTGCACATCGACCAGGTACTGGAAATTTGACGCCCGTAGAGGGCCGCGCCAGGCGTTCCAGGCGGCCATGATGGCTGCGCGTTGCTCAGGGGTGGCCTGGAAGTATTCGCGGCGCGCCTGGCGCCAGTGCTTGGCCTGCAGGTCGCGCATGCGCTTCTCGGCGGAACTGAGCAGCTGTTGACGGTGGCGCAGCTCGCGCTCGGGATCGAGAGGGGCGGGTTGCTCCAGCTGGTCGGCAAAAAGCGGGTAGTCCGCGACCAGTCTCTCGCATTGCCGTGCAATGCGGCGCTCGGCGTTGGCCAGCTTGCGAGGGGTTAGATCGACCGGCTCATATCGTTCCATGCGTTTAAATTTCATGGCTTTGGTGCTTCTGTGTGTCTGTCGGTGAAGGCCCGGCGCTGGGGCCGGGCTTCTGATTAGGGCTGGATGGTCAGCGTGGTGTAGCTGTAGCGCGGCATGTGGCCGGCTCTAGGCTCATGCAGCTGGGCCGTGAAGCGTGTTGCGCCAGGCTTGGCCAGGCGTTTGATAAGCGCCTGTGTCGCTTCCTGGTGCCGGCGGCCGTTGACCAGCAGGCAGGTATCGGCATGGCCCCACCACGGGGCTCGGGCCAGGGTGATGGTCAGATCGCGGCCGAAGTCGTGGGCCATGGACGCGAGCAGGCTCTGGGTGACGATCATTTCAGTGGGCTCCTTTGCTGCGCGCGGCCTTCCAGGTCTTGGAGGGGCTGACGCCGGCATGCCAGCCGATGCCAGGGCCAGACATGAGGCCTTCGCAGGTCTTTATCTCGCCGTCATCCATCAGCACCAGGGCATGGTCCCCCCAGCGGTCGCGGTATGTGGCCAGGGTCATGCCATCCTGGTGCTGAAACCCGTACTGCGCGATATGCACGCGCTGGCCAGGATCTGGCAGGGATGGTTTGTTAATGGTTTGAGGTTTTTGCATAGGTTATTCCTTGCTTTGGTTTGTGTTTGCGTCTGTCTGTGCTTCTGCATTAAGACGCATGTTTATTATCATATATGTGACAATGAAGCGCAAGCGAATGGATACGGATTAACCCCGCTCCAAGCCTGACACCCTTATCACCATGAGTACGCCTGATAAGAAGCCAGCGCCAGCTACAAAAAAAGTAGCAAAGACCCGCCTGAAAGGGTCTGCTGCCACAAAAAAAAGAGAGCAGCCAGACGAGCGCTGGAGGGCGTTTGCGCGCGAATATGTAAAGGACTTCAACGGCACGCAGGCCGCAATCCGTGCGGGCTATGCTGAGCGCAGCGCAGCCATGCAGGCGTCGCGCCTGCTAACAAAAGATAAGGTCCAAGAAATGGTGCGAGAGGCGAACGCCCGCATCGTGGAGAGGGCCGAGGTCGATGGTGCTGCAGTTGTGCGCCGACTCACTGGCATGCTGCTGGCAGATCCGCGCGAGCTGGTGGAGATCTACGTCAGCAGCTGCCGCCACTGCTACGGCGTGGGCCATGAGTACCAGTACACGCTAGGCGAGTACAACGCCCTGCGCGAGAAGTGGCTGGACGAAGGCAAGGCCATCGAGAAATTCCCCGAAAAAGGCGGCATTGGCTACGACCCACGCCGCCCGCCTTTCCCAGAGTGCCCTGAGTGCTTCGGCGAGGGCCATGCGCGCCAGGTGCTCAAGGATACGCGCCGCATGTCTGCGGGGGCTGTGGCGCTGTTTGCGGGCACGAGGATGGGCAAGGACGGGGTAGTCACGCCCATGATGCATTCCCAGCTCGATGTAGCCGAAAAGCTCATGCGCCACCATGGCCAGTATCTGGCCGACAACAAGCAGCTCGCCGGCGCCGGGTCTGTGCCTGGCACGTTCGTGGTGGAGTTTGTAGACGCGCCAAAACGCCCAGACGATCCGCTCGACCAGCTGGCGCCAGGTCAAAAGCCCGGTGAAGCGCCGGCGGCCGTGTCCCACAAGGCCAGCTCCAGCAAAAAGGCGGTGCGTCGATGATCCTGCCGCCATCCATTGGCGAGCTGCTGGTGCCTGGCCGCTTGCCCCTGGCCATCGCTGACGCCTACCCAGAGCCGGACCAGGAGCCAGACTTCCGAGAGGACTATGAGGTCGAACCCACGCGCATAGCGCTGCAGTTCCCTGGCAAGCTGCGCGGGCTGTGGAAGCCCAAGCGCTTCAAAGTCATGTGCGGCGGTCGCGGCGGCGCAAAGTCCTGGTCGGTGGCCATGGCGCTGCTGGTGATGGGGACCACGCGGCCGCTGCGCATTCTGTGCGCGCGTGAGATCCAGAAGTCCATGCGCGACTCGGTGCATCGCCTGCTGTCGGACCAGATCGAGGCCTTGGGCCTGGCCAGCTTCTACAACGTACTGGACAACGAGATCCGGGGCAGCAATGGCACGCTGATCCTGTTTGCCGGCCTGCAGAGCCACACGGTGGACTCCATCAAGTCCTATGAGGCGGTTGATATCGTCTGGGTGGAAGAGGCACAGGGCGTCAGCGCGCGCAGCTGGGAGGTGCTGGTTCCGACGATCCGGGCGCCGGGCTCGGAGATCTGGCTTACGCTCAACCCGGACTTGGCCACTGATCCGACCTGGGTGCGCTTCATTGGCGGCGCCGACGAGGATACATGGCTTTGTGAGATCAACTGGCGGGACAACCCATGGTTTCCTGATGTGCTGGAGAAAGAGCGCCAACGGAATTTCAAGCGCGACCCAGACAGCTACTGGAATATCTGGGAGGGCAGGCCCAAGCGCACGGTGGCCGGCGCGATCTATGCCAAGGAGGTGGAGCGGCTTTACAACGATGGCCGTATCTGCCGAGTCAGCTACGACCCGCGCCTGCCCGTGCATACGGTCTGGGACTTGGGGTGGTCCGACTATATGGCCATCATGCTGGTGCAGCGTACCGCGCTTGATTTCCGCTGTCTCGCCTATTACCAGGACAGCCACCGCACGCTTGAGGACTACATCACCCAGCTCCAAGAAGAGTGGAATGTCGTGTGGGGCACGGACTTCCTGCCTCACGATGCCGCGCATGGCGACTACAAGAGCGGGACCACGGCCCAGGGCATCGCTGAGGAAATGGGCCGCAATGTGCATGTGCTGCCGGCCTTCAGCGTGGAGTCCGGTATCCGCATCGCCCGCTCACTGTTCCCCAAGGCATACATAGACGAGGAAGAGTGCGCCCCCTTCCTTGACTGCATGGCCAGATACAAGCGCCAGATTGACCCGCATACCGGCCAGCCAGGCGCGCCACTGCACGACGACGCCAGCCACGGCGCGGACGTATGGCGCTACATGGGCCAGGCCGTCCCGCTCATGGACAACGGCACCATGGTGAGCAGTGCCAAGGCGCTGCGCCGGAGAAAGCAAGGCTAGGGACCGAAGCACAAACAAACGCACCGACGCAACGAAGTGAAATTCCATGCGGGCCGCTCCAAGCCGGGCACTATCGCCCCGAAAAGGAGCCCGGACACATGGCATGCATTGATTTCAACAGGACATACCTGCAGCGCCAGCATGGCGACTTGCTGGCGATCTATACCTGGTTTGACGGCGAGCGCGCGCTCGTCATCATTCCAGCGGCCAGGGCGCGGCCGCGGTGGTTCGTGGTGTGCGAAAGCGCGGCCTGGCAATACGACGACCCCAGATACCTGGCCCGCAAATGCGCCGAGGCTTGCCGCTATCTGGGCCTGAGCGAAGACAAGGCCACATGGGTGCGCCTGGCCACCATCGTCAATGAGGGCCTGCCCGACCTGGTGCTGATGCCATCGGAGCCCGAGTGGGAAGTCGAGAAGGCGCGCGAGTATGGCGTACTGACCGCCAAGGCAGACGGCCAGGTGATGCGACAGGAGGCGCTGACCATCGCGGCGCAGGCGGGGGCTGAGTATGTCCTTGCATAACGTCAGAACGGACAGCCAGGCCGCCGGCGACCGTGTGCTGGGCGATCCAGCTGGCCACGGCACTGACCTGGTGGACACCCGCCAGGTGCACCCTCTGGACAGTGACCAGATGGTGCAGCTGCATAGGCGGCTTATGGGCTGGTACTACACAGAGCGCGGCATCCAGGCCGACAACCGCCTGCAGATGGCCATCGACCACGATTTCTACGATGGGGACCAGTGGGACAGGGAGCGCGCTCTAGACCTGGAGAGCCGCGACCAGGTGCCGCTGGTTTTCAACGAAGTCGCGCCAATGGCCGACTGGATGATCGGCACAGAGCGCCGCTCTCGCGTGGACTGGCGCGTTATGCCGCGCAACAAGGACCATGTACAGATAGCGGACCTCAAGACCAAGACGCTCAAGTACGTGAGCGATGTGAACCAGGTTCCATTCAACCGCTCGCGGGCCTTCGCCGATGCCGTCAAGGGCGGCGTTGGCTGGGTCGATGACGGCATACGCAATGACCCTACGAAAGACATTCTCTACAGCAAATACGAGGACTGGCGCAATGTGCTCTGGGATTCGATGGCTGTGGAGCTGGACCTTTCAGACGCGCGGTATCTCTTCCGCGAGCGCTACACAGACGAGGACATTGCCATTGCCATGCACCCAGGCCGTGCCGAGGCCGTGCGCCGCGCCGCGATAGCTGGGCATCGCTGGCAGGAGGGGACCAGCGAAAACGAGTTCCAGCGCCAGGGCTACACCAGCCCCACCACGTATAGCGGCAGCACGGGCTATCTGATGAGCGGGCGCGGCGGCGTAGGGGCGATGCCGCGGCCGCGCATCAAGCTGATCGAATGCCAGTTCCGCATGCCTGTGGCCACCAAGATGGTGGTAGACGGCCCATTCCGGGGTGCCTTCTACAACCCCAGCGATGTGGCGCTGATGCAGGCGCTGGGCGAGGTGGGCGGCTCTATCGTTGATCGCGTGATGATGCGCATGCACATCGCCGTCATGACAGAAACGTCGTTTCTGGCCATAGGCCCAACGCCCATGCGCCACAACGATTTCAGTCTGACGCCCATCTGGTGCTACCGGCGCGGCCGCGACCGCATGCCCTACGGTGCAATACGCCGGGTGCGCGACCTGCAGCGCGACATGAACGAGCGCGCGAGCAAGGCGCTTTTCCTCATGGCCACCAATCAGCTGTTCGTCGAAGAGGGCGCGGTCAAGGACATAAACGAAACGCGCGACGAGGCAGACCGCCCGGATGGTGTGATCGTCCACAAAGCTGGCAAGCGGCCAGAGCTGCGCCGCGACAGCGAGCAGGCCGCAGGCCAGGTGCAGATGATGGCCATGAACGCCCAGGCTATCCAGAAGTCTGTAGGCATCAGCAACGAGAACATGGGCCGCCAGACCAATGCCACCTCGGGCAAGGCCATCGAGGCGCGACAGCTGCAGGGCGGCGTGGTCACTACGGAGCCCTTCGACAACCTGCGCCTGTCCACGCAGGTGCAGGGGCAAAAGCAGCTCTCCCTGGTAGAGCAGTTCTACACAGAGGAAAAGGTGATCCGGCTCACGGGCGCCAAGGGCGGCATTGACTGGGCCGTTATCAACCAGCCAGAAGTCCAGCCTGACGGCTCCGTGCGCTTCCTGAATGACATAACGCGCAGCCTGGCCGATTTTGTGGTGGCTGAGCAGGACTACTCGGGGACCATGCGCACCGTCCTCTTCGATGCGCTCAACGCTCTGGCCGGGCGCATGCCTGACAACACGCTGGCCCTGCGCTTGCTGACCATCGCCATGGAGTTCAGCGACCTGCCCAATAACGACCAGATTGCGGAAGAGATACGCAAGCTCACGGGCGACCGCGACCCCAACAAGCCGCTGACGCCCGAAGAGCAGCAGCAGATGCAGGAGCAGCTGCAGGCCCAGGCCGACGCAATGCGCATCCAGCATGAAACAGCACAAGCCGCCTTGGACGAGCAGAAGGCAAAGGTGCGCGAGATCAACGCACGGGCCGAGAAGCTGCTGGCCGAGGCAGACCGGGCGCGAGACCAGGGCAACGTAGGCCAGGCGCAGGAGATCGAGGGCGCGGCCGCCATGGCCCGCCAGGCGGCCGACGAACAGCTCCAAGCCACGCAGCGCCAGCTGGCAAAGCTCCAGGCAGAGCACGCCAACCAAACCCTAAAGATCAAAACGGACAGCGACACGGCGCTGCAGGTCGCGCGCATCAATGCCGATTCGCGCGAGCGCGTGGCAGAGATCCAGGCGCGCGGCCGTGCGGGGTTCGACGAGATCCACGGCCGCCTGAGCAGCTTTGAAAACCGTTTCACCGAGCAGGAGGCTGAGTCATGACCGCGTATCTGCTGATTGCTGGATGTTCAGCTCTGATTTTTGTAGCTATTCAAGTAGAGCGCGCGAGCGCAAAGGAAGAAGAAATGACAGAACCCGCGACTACGGTAGCTGGCGGTGTGGCGGGCTACAAGCTCGCGCTCTTAACCATGCCGATGGTGGCAGCTATCGCCGGCTTCTGGCTGGGCATGCGGTACGTGCCGCTGCGCTCCGGCCATGAGCTGCAGGACGTTACCAACCGCATGACGGCCTGCGCGGCATCCAGCTTTCTGCTGGGTATCCCGAGCTTGATGCTGCTGCAGCAGCACATGCCTGGCGCATTCGTGGCCATGCAGCAGCTGGCCGTCCTGGCTGGGCTGACCGAAGGCATTGGCGTCCTGGTCCTGTTCGCTTGCGTGTTCCTGGTCTGCAGCATCCCCGGGCCTTGGTTGCTTGCTTCTGTGTTTCTGTACCTGGAGCGCCGCAAGGGCAAGGACATAGGCGAGTTGGTCAACGAAGTGCGCGGCCAGGCGGCCGCCGAGAGCAAAGGAGAGAAAGCGTGAGCGATAACAAGGTGAGCAGCACGCAGCTGCTGATTGCTTCGATTGTGCAGAGCGCCATTGAGCCGGCGTTGGCGTTGCTGCCCTTCAAGCTGGGCTCGGGCCTGGCCATGGTGCAACTGGTGGCCATCGGGCTGCAGGAGAGTGACCTGCTGGCACGTAAGCAGGTCGGTGGGCCTGCGCGCGGCCTGTGGCAGTTTGAGCAGGGCTCCAGCACCAAGGGCGGCGGCGTGTGGGGAGTGTTCAAGCACCCGCAGAGCAAGGAGTATCTGCGCGAGCTGTGCGAGGCGCGCGGCGTAGCGTTCGATCCGGTGGCCATCTACCGCAGCCTGCAGTTTGACGATGTTCTTGCGGCAGGGGTGGCGCGGCTGCTGATGTGGACTGATCGCCCGCCGCTGCCGACGACCCAGGAGCAGGGCTGGGAAATGTACGCCAAGCGCACCTGGGTGCCGGGCAAGCCGCATCCCGAGAAGTGGCCGCCTTGCTGGTACGCGGCGGTGAGCTACGGCATGGCCAACGGCTGGGTAAAGGCCGGCGAAAAGGGCTCGCTCGATGACACCTGGCGCAAATAAAGCGCTGGCGCTGCTGGCCACCTACCTGTTGGTGGCGGCCGCCAGCGCCAGCCTGACGGCTTATGTGGACCATGCCCAGCTCAAGCAGGAGCGTGCCGAGCATGCGGCGCAGTTGGCCACCCTGCAGCTGGGCGAGGCCACGGGCGCGCTGCAGCAGCTGGCGGGCCTCGGGGCACAGATGCGCCAGGTCGCCGGCGTTATTGGCGACATACAGAAGGAAGCAAATGCAAACGCACGGACATTGCAAGCTGGTTTGGCTGGCTTGCGCACTGATGCTGCAGGGTTGCGGGACGACACCGCAGGCGTGTCCCAACTTCTTGGAGGCCTTACCCGCAGCGCCGTTGAGCAGTACGCCAGCACCTGCACAGGACTACTCAGTGACCTGGCAGAAGAGGGTAGAGAAATGGCAGTCGAAGGTGCAGGAATCGCGCTCTCGGCTCAAGGCCATTACATCGACGACCGCGCCAAAGCCATGAGCTGGCCCGCTCCAAGCCGGGCACTATCCAACGCACAAAAGGAAAAAATCCAATGAGCACACCACTGACTGAAGACGAGCTGCGCCACCTGACGGCCGAAGAGCGCAAGATGCTGGAAGAGGACGACTACGACCCGGAGGCGGATAACGCAGCTGCATTGGCCGCTTCCACCAACCAGGCCGCAAGCGAAGAAGCCGGCGCGGCTGCTGGTGCTGCAGCAGCTCCAGCAACTGGCGCGGCCGCTGATGATGGCCAGGCTGCAGCTGCTGGTGGTGCTGCTGGTGCAGGCGCGGCGGCCAGTGCAGCGGACCAGCCGGGCGCGGCCGAGGCAGAAGCTGCGACACCGGCGCCGGCGCCTCAGCACAGCGCACCCACCTACCAGGTCGATCTGCCCGCGGACTTCCAGGCCCAGCAAGATGCGAACAAGAGCGCTCGCACCGAATTGCGCAGGCGCTACAACGAAGGCGAGATTGACAGCGCAGAGTTTGAGAGCGAGCAGGACCGTCTGGACGAACAGCGCATGAACCTGTTGGGCATGCAGCAGCGCGCACAGATTGCCCAGGAAATGACGGAGCAGGCCCAGCGCAATGCATGGGTCGGCGCCATCAACAATTTCATGAAGCAGGCCTCCACCAATAGCGAGCTTGGCATCGTGGACTATCGCAAGGACGCGGCAAAGCAAGCGGATCTCGATACCTTCGTGAAGGCGCTGGCCGCCCAAGATCCCGACAAGCCGCAGGACTGGTATCTGAGCGAGGCTCACAAGCGCGTCGTGGCGCTGCATGGCGTTCCCACCACGGCCAAGACTGCCGCCAAGCCCGATACGAGCCGCAAGCCCAATCTCGACGAGATCCCCCAGACCCTGGCGCATACGCCCGGCACAAGCGGTAACGAGGCGTTTGAAGACGAGTTCTCGGCGCTCGACAAGATGAGCGGAATGGAAGCCGAGCGCGCGCTGGCGGCCATGCCCAAGCACAAGCAAGACCTCTATCTGGCACGGGGTTGATATGACGGCTGTACTTGCATCGCTGCCTGCCGCCGCATCTCCAGAACCCTTTGGGGCCCGGACCATGTTCATGGAGCTGCGCACCGGCCAGGCGCTCCAGCTGCCTGGTGGCATCAGCCTGCAGCTGCAGTTCAAGAAGGGACAGACCGCGCGCTTTGTCGTGGTGACTCCCCCGGGGACTGATGTGAAAAAAATCACATCGCCCGCGGAGCCGCCCGCTCCAAGCCGGGCATTCTGACGCTATGCGCACGCGGTAAGTGCGCAGACATTTTTTGATTGGGGCGCTGAAGTGCTCACTCCACATAGGGAGCATTTCTCATGGGTAAAACCGTTGTGGGCGTGAACAGCCCCCAGGCAGTTAAGCGTTTCAGCAACAAGCTGAGCCTGGAAGTCTCGCAAGAGTCTTTCTTCGGCTCCAAGTTCACGGCCATCGGTCAGGAAGAGCATGTGCCTATCCAGGTCATCCCCGACCTGGAGAGCGAGGCCGGCGACCGCGTCCAGTTCGACCTGCTGGCCGAGCTGCGTATGGCGCCCGTTGAAGGCGACGATGTGCTGACCGGCAAGGAAGAGGCCCAGCGCTTCTACACCGACGAAATCATGATCGACCAGGCGCGCGGCGGCGTGAACACCGGCGGCCGCATGACGCGCAAGCGCACGCTGCACGACCTGCGTATACGCGCCAAGGCTCAGCAGGCCGACTGGTGGCGCCGCTTTCAGGACGAGCTGCAGTTCGTCTACCTGGCCGGCTCGCGCGGCATCAATCCCAACTTCATCCTGCCGCTGGGCTACAAGGGCCGCGCCGGCAACCCGCTGGCCGCTCCTACGCAGTATCACCACATCTTCGGCGGCGATGCCACGGCCGTGACCAACATTGACGCCAGCGACAAGATGACGCTGGCAACCATCAACCGCTGCAAGACCCGCGCTGATACCCAAGGCGGCGGCTCTACGAATATCCCCGTGCTCAAGCCCTGCCGCGTCAACGGCCAGGAGTGCTTTGTGATGGTGATGCATACGTTCCAAGAGGACGATTTGCGCCAGGACGCCGGCGTGGGCGGCTGGCTGGAGATCCAGCGTGCGCTGGCCACCAGCCTGGGCAACAAGTCGCCCCTGGTGAATAACGCTCTGGGCGTGCATCGCGGCGTGGTTCTGCACTCGCACCGCAACGTCATTCGCCACAACAACCACGGCGCCATGGGCAACGTGGAAACCGGCCGCGCGCTCTTCATGGGCGCCCAGGCCGGCGCGGTGGCCTTCGGCTCGCCTGGCACTGGCATGCGCTACGACTGGCACGAAGAAACCCGCGACAACGGCAATCAGATCGTCATCACCACTTCCTCCATCTTCGGCACGAAGAAGGTGCAGTACGAGATCAATGGCGTTGTGCACGACCACGGCCTGTACTCCGTGGAAACCGCATGCGCTAGCCGCTAAGCAGAAAAGGAAACGGCAATGCCTGAATTCAAGAACCGTAGCGCTGTGGCCGCTGGCCACCAAAACGCATTGACCCCCTGCGGCCCGGAGCTGGCGAATGCCCGCTTTGGCCAGCCGCTGGAGGTGGCCGACCACGCTGTAGGCGTGATTGGCGTCATCGGCGTACTGCCCGAGGGCTGTCTGCCCACCATGGCATTCATGCGCGTAGCCACAGCTCTGGGCGCGGGCTTCAAGTGCTCTATCGGCGTTTTCGACCCCAAGACCGGCGACCTGTCCACCAAGCCCGAGGACGGCGGCGCGGCCTGGATCGTGGATGAAGCCACGGGCGCGACCGGCGGCTACAAGCAGCTGACCCCTGCAGCCTTTGCCAAGGTGCAGCCCACCGACTACCCGCGCCCTATCGCGGTCAAGGTCACGGGCGCCGGCACTGATGCAGGCCTGCTCGGCTTCGACCTGACCTATCACAACGCTTGAGCGTGTGTGCACTGCCTGGCCTCGGCCGGGCTTCTTCCCGCGGGCGTGAGCCCGTGGGTCTTTTTGAACTGACAAGGACTTAGAAAAATGGAACTGTGCACAACGATCAAGCCCCGCAATGACGGCACCGTGATTGTTTCCCTGCCCATCGGCCGCGGCCAGACGCGCACCTATACCTTCTCCGGTGAGCCCCTGGCCTGCGAGATCGAGGACGAGGAACACGCCGATCAGCTGCTGGCCACCAACAACTTCATGACCCGTACGGACTTCGAAGAAGAAATGGAATTCCGCCGCAAAGTTGCTGAGCGCCACGCCCGCCAGGTCTCGCAGGCCCAGCGCCTGCAGGCTGCACAGAGCGCGGCCGCCGGCGGTGGCGATACTTTTGTGCCTGGTCTGGGCGACGATCTGGGCGAAGAACTGGAAGAAGAAAGCACAGAAGCACAGAACAACGCGCAGCCGCAGGAAGCCGGTACACGGCCCACCGGCCGCGTGCGCCGCGCAGCAAAGCAGTAAGGGGTCCACATGGCAACGTGGGACAACTGGATGCCCGAGCTGCAGCTGGCTGCGCCCACGGCGCCTGTGCCGCTCATTCACCTGTGCTTGAACCGAGCGGCGCGCGAGTTCTGCGAGGAAACGCGCGCCTGGCAGGCCTGGCTAGATCCCGTAGAGGCCTCGGGAGATCCGACAGCCGAGTACTCGCTGGATCTTCCCATGGGCGCAGAAGTGGCGCGCCTTGAGGCCGCTACGCTCGATGGCAAGCCCATAGATGTGGTCATGGCCATGGACGCGGAAGCAGATCCCACCAGCATGACAAGGCTGCGCGGCCTGGTCTGCCTGGATCTGCAGAACTTCTATCTGCCTGGCGGCCAGGCCGGCGCGGTGCGCGTCAAGTGCAGCCTGATGCCGACTATCAGCGCCAGCTCTGTGCCTGACCTAGTGGCTGGTCGCTACTTTGAAGCGCTGCGCGATGGCGCGATGGGCGAGCTCCTGAGCAAAGAAAACACCGACTTCTACAAGCCGGAAGCCGCGGCCGTAAGCATGGCCAAGTTCGCCGGCGCCATTGCCTCGGCTCAGGCTGATGTATGGCGCAGCCATGGCGCGCACGGCGGTGGTAAGAGAAAGGTCCGCTGGTGCTGACCATCAAGGAACTGATCGACCAGGTAGGCAACGACCTGCAGGACAAGAGGGCGGTGCGCTGGACGCGCACGGAGCTACTGGGCTACTTCAACGAGGCCCAGCGCAAGTTTGCCAAGCAGCGCCCGGACCAGATGGCTGGCCCTGTTGAGCTGGATCTTGCCGCCGGCTGGCAGCAGCGCCTGCCGGCCTATGTGCTGGCGCTGATCGACATAACGCACAACGCCAACCGCATGGCCAAGCGCATCACCAAGACGGCCATGTGGCAGCTCGATGCGCTGGCTCCTAGCTGGCGCGGAATGGGCCAGGCCGGCGACGTACTGCATTTCATGTGGGACTCGCGCAGCCCCAAGGACTTCGCGGTCTATCCGCCCGCAAAGCCTGGCGCCAAGGTGGCGGCCATTGTCGCCAAAGCACCTACAGACGCAAGCACAGAAGACAGTGAGCCAGGCGTCCCGCCGCAGTGGATGGACGCGCTGCGCAACTACGTCATGTTTCGCGCGTACTCCAAGGATGCGGAATATGGCGGCAATACCGAGCTCGCGGCCGCAAGCCTGCAGCTTTTCAATGACGCTCTTGGTGTGCAGGTCAAGGCTGCAAACAACGTAGCGCCTACTAACTAAGTGAGATTCATATGGGCGACCTCTCTACATACGCGCGCAATCAGCTGGTGAACCATGTGCTGCGCGGGACCACAGCGGCAAAGCCAGCCAAGATTTGCATTGCCCTGTTCACGGCAGACCCTACAGCAGCAGGCATCGCGGCCAACGAGGTGACAGCAGCCAAGTGGCCAGGCTATGCGCGCTTTGACGTTGGCACGCTCACGGCCGCATGGTCTGCCCCTGTTGACGGTGCAACACAGAACCTCATTAAGTTCTTTTTCAGCCCGAATGGTGGGGCGCAGACACTCGATATCACGCATGTGGCTCTCTACGATGCCCTGACGGACGGCAATATGTGGGCCTTCAAGGAGCTGCCGAAGCCCAAGCGCATTGAGCCTGGAGACGATCTGAGCTTCCAGCCCAATATGGTGTCCATGCTTTTGAGCTAGAGGCCAGGCAGTGGTGAATCTGGCTCCGCTCAATGGTCGGGCGATCAATGGTCAGCCGCGTTTCTCCATTGAGGCAGAGGCGCGCTTGCTGGCTGAAATGGCCGTCCTAGCGAGCGCGAGCTCAGGGCGCGCCGGTAGGGCTGCTCTGGCTGCAGGGGCCTCTGTCTCTGCTGCCAGCTCATCGTCCAGGCGCGCGGCTGCTGCGCTCACTGCGGGCAGTCTTTTGAGTGCGAAGGGCTCGGCCTCCAGATCTGCAAAAGCCGCATTGAGCGCGGACGGTCTTCTAGTCGCTGCGGCAAAGGTCAGCCGCAGCGCGGTGGCCAATATCTCGGGGCAAATGTCTACCGTGGCCAGCGCTAAGCGTGGGATCGGCGGCTTGGCCAGGATGAACGCTGGCGCATCCATAGCAGCGAACCCCATGCGTTGCGCATACACCAGCGCAGTAATGAGCGCGTCGGCGGCATTGAGCGCAAGAGCTTCCCGTGGGCATGGTGCGCGTGCAGTGATTTGGGGTATTGCAGAGCTGCTGGCCAGTGCGCGCCGTGGTGCGGGTCCATCTGCAGTGGTGCGTTCCGAGGCTGCTCTGATAGCGCTGGCGACGCGCGGTCGAACCGGCGAGGCCAAGCTGCAGGTGCTCGCACTACTCATGGCTGATGGCCAGATAAACGCTGGGGCTCAGGATACAGCCGCTTCCACATTCTGGCGGCCGGAAGCTACCCGGGAATTTTTTAGTCCGGCAAAAATTGAATTTGTGAGGATGGCATGAGCAAGGTTGGACAGCTGGAGCAGCAGCCAGACGAGCGCCGTAGCTACTCGATCAACTACAGCCAGGCGCTCGATAGCGGCGACAGAGTGGAGAGCGCCGCGGCCATTGCAGAGCCTGCTGGACTGGTTGTTGAGAATGTCGGCGTATTCGATGACGGCATGCGTGTGAAGTTCTGGGTGCGAGGCGGAGAGCATGGCTCTACGTACAAGATCACGGTCAATGCGGTTACGGCTGGTGGTGAGCGCTTGCAGGATGAAGTGATAGCGAAGATTAAAGAGGTGTAGGCGTGGCCCAAGTCCTTCAAAACAATGCGGCGGGCGTGCTGTCTGCGGCCGTCGATGCAGCGGTAAAAAGCCTGCCACTGGTAAGCCTGGTCGGCTGGCCTTTGCTAACCGGCGGCGATTACCACCTTGCTACGTTGATCGGCCTGAATGCGAACGGCGCCGAGGCAACGTGGGAAATCGTGAAGGTGACGGGCCGCTCTGGCTCTTCGCTGACCGTGGAGCGCGGCCAGGAGGGGATCGCCGCGCGCGCCTGGCCGGCCGGCACGGTGCTGCAGATGCGGCTCACGGCCGCAAGTGTTGCTACACCATCCCTGGTGGATGCTGTGCGCTTGGCGCTGGAACAGCTCATTTCCCAGAAGGTAAGCACTGAGGCTGGCAAGGGCCTGATGGCTACTACCGATAAAGCAAAGCTCGATGGTGTGGCGGCCGGTGCTACGGTGGACTGGAGCAGCAAGGCAATTCCAGGCACTTCTGACCTGAATAGCTATCAAGGTGAAGGTGCATATTTCTGTGCGGCGAATGTCACTGCCGCAACACTGCTGAACTGCCCGACAAGCAATGCATTCGGCATGCGCGTATGGAAGGCTGCGGGCGTTATTCAGGAGATTACTGAATACATGGCGTCAAGCAACCGCAAGACGTTTCAGCGAGCTTTCTACAGCAACACATGGGGCGCTTGGTCACGCATCTATACGGAGATAGACCCGCCGCCAACAGCTACAGCTGCTGCTGCTGGCCTGATGGCCTCCGCCGACAAAATCAAATTGGATGGCTTGCAGGATGCACTTGATTCAAAGCTGCCAGCAACAGGAGCGGTAAGCCTGAACGGAGGCCAGCTGTCTGGCTTCCGCAATGTCGTTATCAATGGGGCGATGGCTATTGCGCAGCGGCCACGTACAGTGGTGGCAGTTGCAGATAATACGGTGCGCTCATACAGCTGTGACATGTTCTTTGCCCAGCGCGGTGGTGGATTTGGATCGTTGAATTCATCGAGCCCTGCAGAAGCCCCAAGTGTCCCAGGACTGAACTATTCCTACAAATTGGAAGCCGTACAGCAGATGGGCGCTGTCGCTGGACAACTTGCGTTGCTTAGATACTGCATGGAAGGCTTTGATGCGGCACGTCTTCGCCAGAAAGATGCCGTAATCTCTTTTTGGGCTCGTTCTTCGCGTTCTGGGAACCATGGGTTCTCTTTGAGGAATGGAGCTCAAAATTTTTGTCGCGCATCAATATATAACGTGACAGCTCCTAATACATGGCAGCGCGTTTCTATTCCTGTGCCTGGTGGATTGCCTAATAATGCTTCCTGGTCCTATGACTCTAGCATTGGGCTAGACATGATATGGGTAGGTGCTTTGGGAAGCAACTATAGAACAGCAATAGAAAACCAGTTCGTCGCTGGAAGTTACTTAGCCTCTACATCTGCCATTGACGTTTTGCAAAACCCTGGCGATTACTTGCAAATTGCAGGCGTTCAGGTGGAGACAGGTCTTTCCCCGAGTGAATTTGAGTGCCGAGGCCCAGGGGTAGAGCTCCCTCTTTGCATGCGCTACTTTGAGCGCTCTGGAAACCTTGTGGCGCCATACAGCTGCTATGTTGCATTAGCCGCTGCATCCTTTTATTACTGGCATCCGTTCTCCGTCATGAAGCGAGTGCAACCAACGATTACAGCCTACAACTATGCAAATGGTGGGTCTGCAGTATTCCCCGTTGCAGCTCCTAGTTCGATCTATTCTTCTTTGTCCGGAGCACGAATTGGAACGCCAGCATCTTCTGGTTCTGGTACTGGTTACTACCACTGCGAGATAGATGCATCTGCGGAGCTTTATTAATGTATAAGCTGACGAAAAATGAATGCGTAATACGCATTGCAGATTGGGCATTTATTCCAACTGTTATCGGAAATGCGGATTACGACGAGTATCTACGCTGGGTACAGGCTGGGAATTCCCCCATCCCGGCAGACGAAGAGGAAGAAAAGCCGCCGCAGTACCCGCACTTTGTCGGCAACCAGAAGCTAGACCTGTTCACCCAGGCTGAGCAGCTGGCAGTCGTAACGGCCACCATGAGCGACCCCATGGTCAAGCTGCTCTACGACCGCCTGCTGGGCTCTGCCTACATGACCTATGAAGACCCGGAAACTGAGCAGGGCCTGGCCGTGCTGGTTGAAAAGGGCCTGCTGACGCCGGAGCGCAAGGCCGCTATCGTGACCGAGATGCAGCCGCGATAGCAGGAACAGACGCACCAAAGCACAGAAGGACATAAGCGCTCCAAGCCCGCCAGGATGGCAGGCATGACAGTGCTGCAAATTTCCTCATTCGTGGGTGAGGCGCCCAGCCTCTCGGGCCGAGGCCTGGGCGCGAGCTTCGCCAGGCATAACCACAATCTTCATTTGGCGGCCAACGACTTCCGGCCGCTGCTGGGGGACAAGGTGCATTCGCCTTGTCCAGCTGGAACGCTTACCCTGCACCGATTCCACCGCAATGCAGACGGCCAGGTAGTGGCTGACCAGGCAAGGCCGTTGCAGGCCTATCCAGAGCTTCGATCGCTGGCTAAGGGCCAGGTGAACGATGAGGCGACGGAAAGAACTTATCTGACCTTTGATGCAGGGGACCGAGCGCCGCGCGTTATCAACGTGCATGGCGAGGACCGTATCCTGGGGGTGGCCAGGCCGCGCGCGCCTGAGCTGGTGGTCAATGTGGTGGATGAGTTCACGCCCGACGAGGCGCAGACCTGGCTCTATGGTGAGTTCGTGGAGCAGCTGCAGGCCTGCATCGTCAAGGCATCACCGGGGCGCGGCGGCAATGTGGCTGCGATTCGCTTCGATGCTGCCGGCAAGGCCTATGCCGGCGTGGCGCAAAACTATGGGCTCAAGACCACTAGCCAACTGGCGCGGGCAGATCTGAATCCCGGGATGCTCTACGCCGAGGTGACGGACGCGCGCGCGGCTGCCACAGGCATGAACATGACATTGCTCCAGGCAACAAAGACCGCCTCGGGCTGGCTGGTGCCGGTCTGTGCCATGCCTATGGCCTATCCCCTCGATGGCGCAGCGTTGCAGGCCGCGCTGAAGCTAATCGAGTTCCCGGCAGGGTCCGGCGATCAGACCGGCAAGCCTGTGCTGACGGAAGTGCAGGCGGGCAAGGTTGTAGAGATGGCGGGCGCGGCCACGGCGCCAGGCACAGCCTGCGAGAAGTGGCGCGCCGAGCTGAGCGCACTTGTGGTCGAGTTTTCCAACCTGGCCATGGTCAAGTGGTGGGACCAGACGGGGGCGCCGCCCGTCAAGCCTAGCCAGCCATCTGCGCCGCGCTGGGTTCAGGATAGCGGCGACTCCACGGGCATGCATGAAAACCCAGACTGGGCCGTCTACGACAAGGCGCTGGACGAGTACTACACCGCGCTGGATGCGTACAACAAGGGGCAGCGCACGGACAGCAGCCAGAAAGACAGCCTCAATAGCCGGATGCTGGAGATCCAAGCGCGATGCATCGCCCTTGGCGCCAGCATTGAGGGGCAGCTGGCCAAGCAGTGGACCGCGGCGACAGACAGCAAGGCGGCCGCCAGTGGGTGGGTGGACAAGCTGGGCGGCGTGGCCGAGCTGGCCGAAACCGCGGGCGTGCGCGTGGTGGACTCGCGCTATTACGTGGTGGCCATGGTTACGGATTGGGGGGAAGAGTCGCAGCCCTCGCCTATCAGCATCATGGTCGAGGTGGACGCGAACGACACCGTTCTGGTGAAACGTCCGGGCTTGCTGACGGGGGAGAGCTACCAGGCGCGGAACATCGTCAAATGGCGCCTGTACCGCTCCAACACAGGACGGGCGGGCGCGGCCTGGCAGCTGGTGCGAGAGATGGGTGTCGAGGTGCTGCAGTTTCTGGACGATGTGGCCAGCTCAAACCTAGACAGCCTGCAGCCGCAGTTTGGCTGGGCAGCGCCGCCATATCGGCAGGACAGCAAGTATGAGGGAGAGGTAAAGCCGGTCAGCGGCACGGCGCCATATCTGCGCCAGCTCACGAACTTGGCCAACGGCATCATGGCCGGGTTCATCGACAACACGGTTGCGTTCTGCGAGCCCTATGTCCCCTATGCCTGGCCAGTGACCTACCAGGTAAAAACAGAGTTCCCCATCGTGGCCATGGCCGGCGCCGACTCCTATCTCGTCGTGCTGACGACAGGGAACCCCTATGTGATTACAGGAGCACATAGCGCCTCCATGAGCGCGCAGCAGCTGTCCTATGTCTATCCCTGCGCGGCCGCGCGGTCGGCCTGTGCGGTGGCTGGTGGGGTGCTGTACGTGTGCCCGGTAGGCATCTGCTTTGTGCAGGGCCAGGATGTGAAGCTCATTACGCAAACCTATTTCACGCGCGAGCAGTGGAAGGCCATGAGCCCAGCGAGCATGTTTGCAGTGGAGCATGGGGGCGTCTATTACCTGTTCCATGACGGTGAGGCTGGGCCTGGATGCATCGCGGTAAGCGTGGAGGGCGGCGGCTTCAAGCTGGGCAGCTGTGACCTGTGGGGATCTGCGGCCTGGTCGGACAAGCTCAACGATGCGCTATATCTGGTCAAGGACGGCGAGATATGGCAGTGCATGACCGAAGCGACGCGCAAGGTGGGGCGCTGGCGCAGCGGGACCAGCACGCTGCCCATGCAGTCGGCGCTTGCCTGGGTGAAGGTGTACGGGGACCAGAGCCCAGAAAGCCCCATCACTGTGCGCTGGTGGGGGGATGGCGAGCTAGTGCATACGGCTGTTCTCGATAGCCTGGAGCCCGAGCGCGTGCCGCCTGGCCGCTTTCTGGAACATGTGATTGAGCTTGAGGGCGCTGCGCGGGCCGACCGCGTGGTCTTGGCTTCTTCCACCAAGGAGCTGAAGAGCATATGACCAATACCGTACAGCTGGATACCGGCGCGGCCAAGCTGCCTGCGCTTCCATCCCTCAAGAGCTCAGACCCAGCACTATCGAACTGGGCCAAGTCGGTGAGTGAATGGCTCCAAGTGCGAGAAGGGCAGCGCGGCAATCCGCTCGAGCGCGCAGCTACTCTGCGAGATCTGCAGAGCGCCATGGGCAACTTGCAGAATCTGGTCGATGTGGTCAACCGCACGCCAGGCGACGGCGAGGTAGCCGTCGAAATAGCGCCCGGCGTGACGGCCTCTGTCGCCGTGGAGCGCTTCGCCAAATCCATCATTGAATCCAAGCTATTCAAAGACTTGGCCCTGTCGCTCAATGACCCGGCGCGCTTTGATGGCCTGCCCGAAGAGATCCGCGACGAGCTACGCAAAGACCTAAGCACAGAAGCAAGCAAGCTAGGCGCCGCGATACAGGACATAGAGCGCACGGTGGAAAGCAACGAGCGTAGCTATGCCATGGCAGTGCGCCAGCTCACGGCCAGCTTGCGCGATGCTCATGCCGGATTGAGGCAGACCACGGCCGCATGGACGGACGGCAGCAGGGCGTTTGCCGTCAATGTGTTGCAGCTGGCATCCAGCCTGGGCAATTACTATCAGGATGGATCTCCGGGGCGCGCGAGCTTGGAGCAGTCCATGACCACGTTAGCCGGTTATGCGGAAGGCCTGCGCGCGCAGTACAGCATGAAGCTGCAGGCCGGCGGCGCCGTGGCCGGCTTTGGCCTGGCGGCCGAAGATGTAAACGGCAAGATCACCAGCGCCTTCATCATCAACGCGGCGCAGTTCGCCATCGTGGCGCCCAACTACAGCGGCGGCGTGCTCAAGGTTCCGCGCCCGCAAGACGTGGTGTTCGGGACAGATGCCGATGGCATCTACATGCAAAACAATGTGTACCTCAAGGGGAACATGCGCATCGACGGCAGCGCGAGGGTACTGCGCGATGGCCTGCGCGGCTCCCTGCAGCTCGCGGCCAGCGGCGAGGCCTGGAGCGACACAACGGCCCGCCAGGCGGTATGGCTGGCGCTGGGCAACACCGGCAGCGCGCTGAGCAACAACCATCTGGTCATTGGCGATATGGTCACTATCGTGGCGGCCAGCGGCTCGGCCGTGACACGGTATTGGGTAGGCAACGCCTGGGCCGTTCCCGGCATGGTCATCAATGGCAGCTTGCTGGTTGACGGGTCTGTAGCTGCGCGGGCCGTCAATACCAACGGCCTGACCGTGCGCGACGAGAAAGGCAACATCATCCTTTCATCCAGCGGCATGGATGCCACTTGGCTGCGCAACCTCATGGCGAGCCAGGTAAGCGGCCTGGGCAGTCTGGCCACGCAAAACTATGCATCGATAGGCTCCACTGTTCGATTGCCTGACGGCTCGGTGATGAACACAGGGGATTTTGTTAGCCGCCTGAGCAAGATCGAGTCATGGAATATCAGCACCTTTATGGAGGCTGGCGCAATCGGGCGGGCCTATATCGGCCAGGCTGCTATTGGTGCGGCTCAGATTGATTCTGCGGCCATCAAGTCCATGCATGTGGGGGATGCGGAGATAGGGACGCTCAAGGTCGCCGGCGGCTCGATCACATCTATGAACTATGCGCGTGGAGGCGTTGCTGCAAACACCATCTGGGCCAGCTGGACCGTAGCCACCATGTATGTGGATGCGGTCGCTGGAGGTACAGGGTTTGTCGTCAATTTTGGGGGGACCAATACGGCGGGCGCAAACGACACGACCTATGAGGCCAACGTCGAGATAAAGATTGCGCTGTTGGTCGATGGCGTAGAGGCCGCCAGCTTGAGAGTCATTGCAAAGGGTGGTTGGATCGGGAACGGCCCTATAGGCGAAACCCGATACGGCTCGACGAGCGTTTTTATCAACCCGTCTGCAGGCCGCCGGCTCTTGGCCTTGCAGGTCACGCGGGTTGACGGTGCGACGAACTGGACTTCTCAGGTCGATACCTGGATGACAACGGTAGGTGGAAAACGATGAGATTGGCAGTGCGTTTGGGGGTGGGGTGTAGCGCGCGGCGCTATTTTGAGGTGGAGCAGTATTCGCTGGCTCAAGTGCAGCCGGAGAGTGAGCCGCTGCCGGAGGGGTGGATTGAGCTCTCCTGCGTGCTGCCTGAGCAGATGGTGGGTGGGCTGGTCTACGACAGCCTGGCGCGGCAGCTGCTGGAAAAGCCCCGATGTGCGGAGCGCGGCCAGGTCTTTGACCTGGATAGCTGCAGCTGGGTCATGCCGGCATCTGCGCAGTGGGAGAAGATCCGGCGCGAGCGTGATGTGCTCATGGCCTCAACGGATTGGCGGGTCGTGCGCGCAATGGAGTCTGGCCAGCCCCTGGCGCCTGCATGGGCAGCTTACCGCCAGGCGCTGCGCGATGTAACCCAGCAGCCTGACCCGTTCGCCATCGTCTGGCCAGCAGTGCCAGGCGAAGAAAGCACAGAAGCGCCGACAGACGCACCTGCCTGGTAGCGCTCCAAGCCCGCCACCATGGCGGGATGTTTGAGCTTGACTACAACCTGGACGCGGCCTACGGCTACGTTCAAAGCCAGCAGCCAGGCCTGTGCCGAGTCGAAGGCTCGGCCGGCTTCTGCATGCGGCGCCATGGGAAGGCCATCGCCGGCGCCGTCTTCTATGACTACAACGGCCGCTCCATGTGGGTGCATACGGCCGGTAGCCCTGGCGGTCATTGGCTCAACCGCCGATTCTTGCAAGCCTATCTCTCCTACCCGTTCTTGACATGCGGCGTCAGCTGCCTGCGCGGCTTTGTCCACGAAGGCAATCAGCCAATGCTGCGGCTGATCGCGCACCTGGGCGGGGTGATAGAGGCACGGCTGCAGGGGGCGGCGCCGGATGGTGGAGATGTGGTGATTGCGGCGCTTTGGAAGGAGAAATTGACCTATGGGCCGTTGGCATAAAGACGAGTGGGCGCGCCTGCCTGAACGGGCGTTTCAGCCCCGGGGCGGGCGGTTTGGCGGGGGCATGACGCTGGAGGGTGGCGGGGGTGGAACGCCTGCGCCAGATCCTCGGCTGATTGACGCACAGATCAAAAACTTGGGCGTTCAGGATGCGATGGTTCAACAGATCATTGCGAACACCAACGAGATGGCGCCACTGCAGAAAGAGCAAACGCAGTTTGCGCTGGACGCATCAAAGACGGCATGGGAGCAGTCGCAGCAGGACCGCGACTATGCGCTTGAGCGCCGCGGGCAGTTGACCAATCTGCAAAACAAGATGGTTTCGGATGCCGCGACGTTCAACACGGACGCCAAGGCGGAAGAGCTGGCAGGCAAGGCCTCGGCCGATGTGTCGCAGGCCTATGCGAGCGCGCGGCGCACCAATGCCGCCGAGATGGCACGCATGGGGGTGAACCCTGCCGATGGGAAGTATGGCGGCGCCGGCGACGCCATGGCCGCCAGCGAAGCCCTGGCCATGGCCACGGGCAAGAACAATGCCCGCACTGAGGCGCGCGAAGAGGGTCGCCGTTTGACACAGGTAGCGGCTGGCGTGATGGCCGGCTATCCGGGCATGGGTCAGTCCACCACGGCCGCCACTGCCCAATTCGGGTCCGCTGGCCAGGCCATCGCCAACAACGGCCTGGCTGGTCTGAATGGCGGCCTGGCACAAGCTGGCCAGATGGCCAACCAGGGCGCGAACACGGCCGGCAGCATCTGGGGTCAGCAAGCCAATGCCTATAACGCGGCGCAGGCCAATGATGGAGCAATGACGGGCTCTATCGTTGGCGGCGCCCTGACCGCGGGGGCCATCGTTCTATGAATACTGCTCTGTTCGATGCGCGCGAGCTGCCAGGCTTCTGGCGCCTGGGCGCCACCTCGCAGGACCACGCTCAGGCCTTGGGCGAGCTGCTGGCGCTGGAAGACGGCGCCACGGTCGTGCACATGGGCCTGGGCGGCGACGAGCTGGCCGCTCTGCTGCCGGGCCTGAAATGGTGCGATGGCCAGGATCTGGAGCCGGGCGCGGCCGCGGCCGTGGTGCTGGCCTATGCCATGGGATCTGCGCCGGTCGATCAGCTGCGCCAGGCGCGGCAGCTGCTGGCGCCTGGTGGCACCCTGGTGCTGCAGGATCTCTTTGCGCATGACCGCAGCAGCCAGGCGGCCGCGCGCCAGCTGCTGGGCCAGGAGCTGCACGACATGCAGGCTGTGCAGCTGTGGGCCGAGCTGGAGGGGTTCTCTCTGGCTGTCGTTCTGGACGAGCTGCATAGAGCGCCTGGGGCTCGCCTGGATGCCGCCATGCCGGTGCTGGGGCAGCTGGGGCACAGCACGACCGTATGGCGCAAGGTGCGCGAAGCCGGCGCGCTCGATGGCGCGGCCGCGCTGCAGTTTTCCGGCGGCAAGGATTCGCTTGCGTGCTTGCTTCTGTGCTTGCCATACGTGCAGGCAGGTTTGCCCGTGTACTGGTGCAGCACCGGGGACAACCTGCCGGAAACCCTGGAGGTGGTCCGCTGGGCCAGCGAGCGCGTGCCCGATTTCCGCGTGGTGCAGTCGGACGTGAAGGCCTGGCGCGCGAAGTTCGGCATGCCTTCCGATGTGCTGCCGGCGGATTGTTCGCCCATGGGGATGCTCAACGGGTTGGGCACGGTGGCCATGACAGGCCGGTTTGACTGCTGCTGGTTCAACCTCATGGCGCCCATGCACGCGCGCATGCTGGCTGACGGTATCCAGACCGTGGTGCGCGGCACAAAGTTGGCCGATACGCCGAAGGCGCCGAGCCGTGATGATGTTTCGTATGGCGTGGTGTTGCCCGTGGATGGATGGAGCCACGACCAGGTACTGGGCTACCTGGATCGCTGGGCCGAGTTCAAGAATCGTGTCTACGAGGTGGCCAGGATGGAGAGCGCGCCGGAGTGCCTGGGCTGTACAGCCTGGTGGGGGGATGGCAAGGCGCAGTACTTCAAGGCCAGACAGCCCGAGCAGCTGGGCCGGTATGTGGTCAGTCTGCAGAGCATGAGGCAGGAGCTGCAGCAGCGCATGCAGCTGCTCGATGCTGAAATCAAGGAGTGTGAACAATGAGGATGGGACTTGGATTTGCGCGCGGCATGGAGGCCGGTCAGCGCATGGTGCAGAACCTGCATGCGACCTATCAGCAGGCTCAGCAGCAGGAAGATCTGTCTAAGGTGGCAGAAGCCCGCGCCGAGCAGAGCACGGGCTTCACTGGCGAGCAAGGTGCGGAGCTCGAAAAGCTGGCCAACGCCGGCTACAACATCAGCTATGACGATGGCAAGGGCGCCTATGTCGCTACGAACGATGCCGGCGACACCAAGAGCGTGGCCATGCAGGGCGTGACCGACTTCCTGGGCAATCGCACGGCGGGCACGCTGTCAGCCCAGCAGCAGGACACCCAGCGGGCCATGGCCATGGCCGATGTGATTGGCAAGACGGACCCGGCGCGCGGTATGCAGATGCGCATACAGGCGGGCCAGCAGGCCCACCAGGCAACGCGCGATGCCCGTGAAGAAAAGCAGTGGGCCAAAGACGATGCGCGCACGGCCGCAATTGAGGGGATCGACCAGGAGGTGGGCGCGGCTTTCAAGGCTGGGCTGATCGGCGAGGATGGCCAGCAGCGCCAGCCAACAGCCGATGACTTCCTGCGGGCGACCCAGCAGCGCGCCATGAAGCTGGCGCAGGCGGGCCATGTGCAGGATGCGCAGAAGGCAATGCAGGACCATATGGCGCAGTCGCACATCAAAATCCAGGTCGAGGGCGCGGAGCGCAAGCAGGCGCTTGGCCAGGCCATGGCGGCCTTGGGCAATGGCGACTATGGCGCCGTGGCCGACTTCTATAACCGCTTTGTGCCCAGCGGCTCCAAAGTGACCGGCATAGAGCGCGGCAAGGATGGCGGCCTGACCATGAACCGAACGGGGCTCGATGGCAAGCCCATGCAGCCCATGCATGTGGCCAACCAGCGCGAAGCCATGGCCATGCTGGCCTCGCTGGAGAATCCCAATGCGCTGTACCAGTATTCGCAGGACGAGTTTCGCAATGGGCTGGCGCTGCGCGCCGATGCCCGGGCCGATCATGCAGACGCGCGGGCGGCGGCCGCAGACGGCCGGGCTGCAGCCAGCCATGCAGTCAGCATGCAGGACCGCCGAGACAAGGCGGCCGCCCTGGAAGGCCTGGCCGAAGAGGATGCGCAGGCCTCCGGCACGCCGCTGACCGATGCACGCCGCAAGGCAGTGCGTGCCGGCGTCATCCTGCCGGCCAGCGTCGCGGGCAAGGGGAGTACCAAATACGACTATGACCCGGTGAAGGTGCAAAAGACCTTTGGAACCACAGAGGTGGACCGCCTGAGCGGAAAGGAAACGGTCAAGCGCGACAAGGTCAAGGAACAGGAGTTTTCTGATTACATGGCCGCCAACCCCAACATTCGTGATGTTGACGAGGGGCTGATTCGCTTCAACCAGCAGCAGGGCAGGGATCGGCGCAGCAAGGCAGGTGCGGAAGCACAGAAGCAAGCAACGTATGAGGCCGCTGTGAAGACAGTGCGCAAGCAGATGACGCCTGAAAACCTGGCGGCCACGGCGAAGAAGTACAACATGAGCATTGACGAAGTGCGCGCGGAGCTCGCAGCTAAGGGCGTCGTCGAGTAGGAGAGCTGCGCTCCAAGCCTGCCACCCTTGGGGAAGTCAATTTCCCAGGGGTTTTTTTATGGCTACAGACTTGTTCGCCTCGTACAAGGCGGCAATGGGTGAGGCAGCGCCAGCAGAGCAGGCGCGCGAAAAGCGCAGCCCCAAGCGCGAGCAGGAGCAGGGCGGCGATGTGGATCTGTTCGCCGAGCTGGGCATTGCGCCGCAGCCGCGCATGGATCGCACATGGGGCGAGGCCGCAGCGGATACCGGTGTCCAGCTGGCCGAAGGCGTCAACAATATTTTGGGGGCCGTCCCTGGCCTGGTGGCCCCATCCTCTGGCGTGTCCCAGTTCTTCAAGGACGGCGCCGAGCACTGGCGCGAAAAGCAGAGCATGCCCATGCAGCGCCGCGTAGCCAAGGCTGAGCAGGCCATTGCCGCAGCCGATCAGGACAGCATCATTGACCAGGGCGTTGCGGCCGCGAAGGCCTATACCTCCGATCCGGCCCTGGCCTCGCGCCTGGTCGTCACCAATTTGCCGAGCTTGATACCTGGCTTGGCCGCAGCCAAGGGCGCGCAAGTTGCTGGACTGGCTTCTGGCGCAACGCGGGCGGCCGCAGCTGCAGGCGCTACAACGGCCTCGGGCGCTACCAATGCGGCACTCAATGCCGGCGGCGCACGCAGTGAGGCCTACGACACGATCTACAAGGCGGCCAAGGCCAAGGGCATGAGCGATGCTGATGCCGAGCGCGTGGCGCTGGAAGACTCAAAGCTGCCGGCGGTCGTTGGTGCTGTGACGGGCTTCCTCTCTGGTCATACCGGGCTGGAAAAGGTCGTGGTCGGCAAAGGCCTGGCACAAGGTGGCGCCAAGGCCGCCGCAAAGGCATTGGGGGCAGAGCTGGCGGGCGAGCAGCTGGAAGAGGTCGCGCCGCAGTTCGCTACCAACATCCAGGCCCATAACTATGACGACCGCTCTTTCGCGCGAGACATTGGCCGCACGGCCGTGGAAACGGCCATAGCCAGCGGCCCGGGCGCAATGGTCGCCGGGGCTGGCGCTGGTTTGAACAAGGAGGTGCAGCCGGCCGCGGCTCCAGCTCCAGCAGCACCAGCACCAACGCCAGCAGCGCAGGGGAGCGCGTCGCCGGCGGCCAGCCCAGCACCCGCCACGCCGGTGCCGCCTCCACTGGCGCCGGCGGCGCTGGCCGGCGCAGCAGCACCAGGTGCGGCAGTTGGCAAGCAACAGACAGAAGCAAGCGCAGACGCACAGCCGGCAGAGCGCAACCCGCAGCAGCCTGACGGAAACCCTTTGACCATGGACGAGGCCATGGCCAGCAAGCGCATGGCCGAGCTGGAGGTGCTGGACAGCACCGCAGGCCTGAACGCCGACCAGGCGCGCGAAAAGCTCATGCTGGCCCACCGCCTGGACGAGCTGGCCGCGAAGGCCGACGAGCTCGAAACCATTGGGGAGGAAGCAGCACCAGGTGGCGATCCTATTTACGACCAGGCGCTGGCTGCTGTGCGCAAGAATGGCCGGGCGTCTGTATCCGTAGTGCAGCGAGAGCTGAAGGTAGGCTACAACACGGCCTCCAAGCTGCTGGAGCGCATGGAGTCTGAGGGGGCAGTCGGCCCCGTGGACATTCATGGTCAGCGCGCTGTCGTTGGTCATGACGACGACAACTACATGATTGACCACGACGAGGCTGCGCCGGCCGCTGCAAAGCCACCAAGCGCGGCCGATGTGAAGGCCCAGACCTGGCCGCAGTTCGTGCATGAGCGGGGCTTTGATGTGGCGCAGCTGCGCCGAGGCACGCCCGACTGGAACACGCTTCAAACCGAATGGGGGGCGGTCAAGACCCATCGGGCTGGGCTCAAGCCGGACGGTAACGGCGCCACGGCCGCGCCAGTCAACGAGATCCAGAACCGGGACCGTTCGCGCCCGGCCAGCGTCATGCAGATGCAGGCCATGGCCCAGAACCCGGATTACATGCGCCTTGGTCCCAGCCGCACGCCAGAGAGCGGCGCGCCCATGGTGTTTGCCGAGGGCGATCAGGTGCACGCTGCCCATGCCATGGGCTCGGCCGATGTGGCCGTTATGAGCGATGGCCAGCGCGTGCCATTCCACTACGCGGTTATGGAGGCGGCAGATGTGCAGCCCTCCAACTTCGCAGACGGCAGCGTGAACCCGCAATTCGATACGAAGCACCCGGGCCTGGTCAAAGCCCTGAATAACGGCCGCACGGCAGGCCTGCGCGCAGCCTACGAGCGCGGCACGGCCGAAGGCTACCGCCAGGAGCTCGCAGCCGACAGCGCGGTGCATGGCATTGACCCGGCCGTTATCGAAGGCATGCAGTCGCCCATGCTGGTGCGCCTGTATTCCGAAAAGGACAACCGCCACAACATGGGCGTCAAGAGCCAGAGCCAGGCGCTGGGCCTGTCGGCCGCAGAGCAGGCCGCCACGGATGCCCAGCTGATGGACTCGGCCATGCTGGATATGTTCGACGCCGGCGGGCTCGATGGCCAGGGCAACCGCGATTTCGTGCGCGGCTTTGTGCACCGGCTGCAGCAGGGTGGCCAGGATGTGGCGGAGATGATGGACGCCGGCGGCCGCATCAGCCCCAAGGGTGTGCAGCGCCTGCAGGCCGCCATGGTGCACAAGGCATTCGATGATGGCGACTTGGTGGAAACCATGTTCGGGAGCCAGGACAACGATGTGCGCGCCATTGGCGAAGCGCTCAAGGAAGTGGCGGGGGAGTGGGCGCACATGCGGCACATGGCCACTTCCGGCGCCATCAATGCCGAGGTGGATCTCACCCCCAACCTGCTGCAAGCCGTGCGCCTGGTGCAGAAGGCGCGCCGGGACCGCAGTGCTTTGTCGGATCTGGTCAACCAGGTGGACATTGAAACTGGCGACGTAGTTCCAGACCTGACCATAGGCATGCTGCGCCTGCTGTATTCGGGCGAGTACATGACGCGGGCGCGCGGCCGTGATGCTGTCACCCAGCATCTGCGCGACTACATGACCGCGGCCCTGGCCACAAGCGCAGACGGAAGTGATATGTTCGGCGAGCGCGTGGGCGCGGCCGAGATCGTCACGGCATTGACCGGGCAGAGCGTGGCCGCAAAGACAGAAGAAACGACAGACACACAGACGGAAAACAATGGCAACACCAATCAGCAAGCCGATGACGGCGAAAGAAAACCCGTTGGCGGCCAGCCTGCTGGCGGCCGTGCTGGAGAAGAACGGCCGCAAAACGATGGACAAGGCGCAGCAGCGGCAAGCCAGCCTGCTGATACAAGCCGCGAAGGCGGGCAGGATGCCCCAGCTCAAGGCAAACAGCCGGATAGCCAAGGCGCTGAAAGCGATCAAGAAAACGGCAGTGGCCCCGTAAAGAAGCCGGAGCCGCTGGCGCTGCAGGCCTATACGCCTGACGAGCTGCGCCAGCAGGCAGCAGAGAAGAAGCAGGCCGACGAGGCCAAGGCCAAGGCTGATGCAGAGGCCGACAAGAAGGCCAAGAGCGAGCGCGAGGCCAAGGAAGTGGCCGAGCGCATGGACGACAGCGCCGATAACTTCCAGCTCGGCCAGGATGCGCACGACGCCCTGGCGGGCCAGGGCAGCATTTTTGATGCGCCCGCCAAGACGCCCGATGCGGCGCATGGCCAGGCATTGACTCAGGCCGCTGCGCGTGACGCGGCCGCCGCCTATGTGGCATGGCTTGGTGCTAAGACGGCCGATGACATTAAGCCAGGCGTCCATAACGGCCTGACGTTTGAAGGTGGTAGCGGCGCGGTCCGTGTCAAGGCTGGCCACATTAAGGTGGATGGCCAGGACAGGCTGCAGTTCCCCATCAAGGAGCTGCTGGCGGACGACAGCAAAACCAGGAAAAGCGCAACGCAGCAGCCCACTGATGCCGAGCTGAATGCCATGTTTGAAGACCTGGTGGCCGAAGAGTTTGGCCAGAAGGAGCAGCAGCCGGCGCCGGCGAGCGATGGCCGCCCATCTGTTGGGGAAACGGTCTTCATTGGCAAGGGGCGGGCCGAGGCCATCGTCAAGGGCGTGCGCGATGACGGAACGGTCAATGTCGTGATGCCGTCGCAGGGCATGCGCTCCATGAGCCTGGCCGACTTCAAGCGCCGTAAGGCAGAGGCCGAACAGGCTTTGAAGGATGGCGAAGCAAGCAAGGAAGCAAAGCCGGCGCCCGAGGCGGCGCCAAAGCCCCGCCAGGCCATGCAGCGGCTGCTGGAGCTGGACAAAAAGGGGATTGCTTATGCGGAGCTGGCCACGGGCCAGACCTGGACCGGCCGCGGCAAAGCCCCCGCATGGATTCGGAGTCAAGACCGCGCCCAGTTCCTGGTGAAAGAGCAGATGCGCCGGGAGTACTTCAAGCCTGGCGCAGTCATCAGGGGCTATGCCGGCTTTGACGAAGTGATTTCCTACCAGCCTCAGACCTCAGACAAGGGCTGGAGCGTGACCGTGCATGAAGTGGTCAAGCGCGGCGACGAGTGGGTGCGGGTTGGCAAGAGCCAAGACCAGCGCACCCATACAACGGAGCCAGAGATTGCGCAGCTCAAACTCGGGCCGCGTGACTTTGTGAAGGCGGGAGAGGCCCAATACACAGAGCCGCGCGCCGATGGCAAGCCCATGCACAACGCACCGGTGCGCGGCGGCCAGGCGGCTGAGCGCTCGGTGGGCCAGGCGCTGGCAAGCGCCGCCGGCAATACGGCCGCGGGCCTGGTCAACGCCATCGACGGGCTGGGCGCGCTCTTTGGCGGCGCCGGCAAGCTGGGCTCGGGCCTGTCGTTTGACGAGCAGACCTATGCCAAGGCAAAGCCTTTGTTTGACCAGGCGCTGGCCAACATGAAGGATGCCGGCAAGGATCTGCGCGAGGCCATGCGCGCCGTCATCAAGATGGTGGGCGATAAGTTCGGCGCCGACGCCGTGCGCAACATGCAGCCGTATGTGGTGCAATACATCAAGGATCTCGGCGAGCAATCGCAGGCAGAACGACAGACAGAAGAACAGAAGGAAAAAAACCATGTACCAGATCCCGCTGCAAGTGTGGAACGACATAGCGGCAAGCCAGCCGCTGTACCCGCCGATGCGGGAGCTGTTCCAGGCAACGCCTCAGACACTGCCGCAGCTGGTCGCCAAGCACCTGGACAAGCCCGCGGAGAGCGCGGGCCTGGACAACAGCACGACGCTGGCGTTTCGGTTGACTCTGCCGCTCTTTCTGGAAAACGAGGCGATCAGCGCCTACATACAGGAGAGCCTGCGCCTGGACTTGAGGGCAGCTCTACCGGAGCTGACATCCTTGAGGGAGTGCCTGCAGCTGGCCGCGCGGGAGTTCAGATTGAACTCGCAGCAGCTGACGAAATTGCAGCAATTGCTGGCCAGCGAAGCAACGCGAATCAGCAACGAAGCCATGGCAACAATGCCGCCGCAGGCAAGCAACTAAGCGCAAACAGACAGAAGCAACAAAATGGGCAGCTGGCCTATGCGTTGGGCAGCGAAGAGCATGCCCAGCATGTGCGCAACGCCATACCGCAGCTGCTGCCGGGCCAGGTCGATGACGTAGTAAAGACGGAGAAGGCCTACAACCAGCTGGATAGCCACGGCATGCTGCTGACCAATGGCACGGGCACGGGCAAGACGTTCTCGGGCCTGGGCGTGGCCAGGCGATTTGTAGACCAGGGCAAGGAAAACGTCCTGCTGCTGACTCCCGACGACAAGATTGCATCGGACTGGATCGAGTCGGGCAAGCTGCTGGGGCTGGACATTACCCAGCTGGCCAGCACCAAGGACGCCGGCAAGGGCGTGACCGTCACGACCTACGCCAACCTGGGCGAAAACAAGGCTCTCGCGTCGCGCACCTGGGATCTGGTGATCCCCGACGAGGCGCACAGTCTCATGAGCGCCCAGGACGCCAGCCCCACGCTGGCGCTCAATGCGATGCGCGCGCTGACGTTCCACCCCGACGGCCTGTGGTCCCGAATGGCCATGGTGCACGCCGCCGACTACGAGCTGCGCGAGAAGCTGCAGGAGCAGCTGGACCAGGCCGCGCTGGCCGGCAAGGATGTGGCCCCGCTTGAGGCCAAGCTGCGGGCGCTGTCGGCCAAGCTGGATGCAGCGCGCGAGGCCATGAAAGCGGAGTTTGCGAGTGCTGCCGCTGACGGCAAGCGCACCAAGCTGCTGGCGCTGTCGGCTACGCCATTTGCCTATGAGAAAAATATCGACTGGGCCGAGGGCTATCTGTTCTCCTACAACGAGGGGCGCGGCGACGAGGAAACGACCACGCGGGGCTATAACGATGGCAGCAACCGCGAACAGTTCTTCATGCAGCATTTCGGCTACCGGATGCGCTACAACAAGCTGACCGCGCCAGAGGCCGGCGTAGACCGCAATCTGATGCAACGCCAGTTCAATACCTGGCTCAAGCAGCGCGGCGTGCTGTCCACCCGCCTGCTCGATGTGCCGGCCGATTACGACCGCCGTTTCGTGCTGTTTGAGTCGGCCATTGGCAACCGCATAGACGAAGCTCTGTCTTACCTGGCAGACATGCGCCACAAGCAGCCGGGCTTTGACACGCTGGCCGACCTGGTGGACAAGAGCCTGGACTACCAGACCCGGCGCTATCTGCTGGAAGCGATCAAGGCCAAGGAGGCTATCGGCATCGTGCGCGAGCATATGGCGCTGGGCCGCAAGGTCATCGTCTACCACGACTACATCAAGGGCGGCGGAACCAACCCGTTCGACATTCGCGTTTCGGACGCGGACCCGGAAAAGCGCGCTGCGTTGATCGTGGCCATGGAGGATTTCAACGCCAAGTTTGGCGACCTGCAGCGCGCCAACCTGCACCAGCTGCCGAGCCCGGTGGCACTGTTCCGCCAAGAGTTCGACGACCTGCTGCTGGTCAATGGCCAGGTCAAGCCCAAGCGCAGCGTGCTGCAGGCCTACAAGGACTTCAACGACGACAGCCGCGGCCCGTCCATCATGCTGGTGCAGTCGGCCAAGGACAAGGGCTGGAGCGGCCACGACACTACGGGCAAGCATCAGCGCGTGCTTATCAACCTGGGATTGCCCACGGCGCCCACGAAGGCCATCCAGCAGGAGGGGCGGACCTACCGCACGGGCAACGTGTCCGACGCGATCATGCGCTACCTGAACACGGGCACGAGCTGGGAGCGAACGGCCTTTGCAACGACCATCGCCACGCGGGCGGCAACGGCCGAAAACCTGGCGCTGGGCGAGCTGGCGCGCTCGCTGCAGGATTCCTTTGTCCAAGCCTTTGAAGAATCCGACGCCTGGCCGCCTGGCCATGACGGCGAGGGCAAGGGCGGCAAGGAGCTGGACCGCGCCCGCAATGCCGTGGTAAGCGAGTGGGACCGGGCCAAAACCCTGTATTGGGCGCAGCAGAAGAAGACCAGCAAGAACAAGGCGAGGGAGGGCGCCGACTACTTCGCCACGGCTGAGCCCCTGGGCCTCAAGATGGTGGAATGGGGCGGCGTGGTCGATGGCGAGGACACGCTGGAGCCCAGCGCTGGCCATGGCCCTATTGCGCGCTGGTTCCCCACGACCAGCCGGCGCACGATGGTGGAGCCGTCGCCAGTGCTGCGCTCTCGGCTGGCGCTGGCCGGCTTCAAGGACTCCGACCGTATCGTCGCTGACGTTTTTGAGAACCTGGACATTGGCAACAAATTCGACGTGGTTGCCATGAATCCTCCATTCGGCACGGCTTCGCGCACGGCCGTTGACCACATGGCCAAGGCCTACCGCCATCTGCGCGAGGGCGGGCGCATGGTGGCGCTGCTGCCCGTGGGGCCGGCGGCCGACAGCAAGCTGGAGGCCTGGCTGTATGAGCGCTCCGACAAGGCCGACAAGGATGGAGATCTCCCATACACCAAGCCCGAGCTGCATCGCGTGGCCGACATTCTGCTGCCCGGCCTGGCCTTCGGCCGCGCCGGTACCAGCGTAGCCACGCGTGTGGTCGTCATCGACAAGCTGGCCAAGGACGAAACGCCGGCGAGCTCGCATCGGAATCACGACCTGAGCGATGCGCAAGACATTGGCGAGCTGTTCAACCGCCTTGAGTACTTGGAGGTTCCCAAGCGCAGCAAGCAGCTGGCGGCCGAGGCCGAGCGGCGCGAGGAAATGAAGGCGGCGGCCGAGCTGCCCCGCATCAACCGCGCGCCAGGCAATGACCAGGCTGCGCCGCCGCTGGCGCCGGCCGCCGCCGCCAGGCCTGCGGCCGAGGGCCAGAAGTTGCCGCGTGCCGGCCGCAAGCTGGTGGAGCATTTCACGGGCAAGGGCAAGCGCCTGGAGGGCGTGATTTTCGAGGGCAGCAAGGAGGATGCAGCGCAGTTTGATGCCTATACGTTCCCCAAGGACGGCGGCTGGTTCATCCGCGCCAAGCACCTTGCTGACGACGCCGAGCGGCCAGCGTTTAAGCGCACCTCGGAAGAGGAAGAGAAGCGGCTGATTGCGTTCGTCAAGAAGCTGAGCGCGGGAGATCTGCACTGGCGCAAGGAAAGCGCGCGCATGGTGGTGAGCTCGCTGATGGCCAAATGGGGCAATGCTCTGCCGGTGCATGTGGCCAGCACCATGGAAGATCCCATCATTCCTCAGTTCGTGCGCGACTATGACCAGCAGCTGAAAGATGATGGCGCTACAACCGAAGCGGCCGGTTTCATCTACAAAGGCGCGGTGTATCTGATCGCCAACCAGCTGCCCACCAATGCCGCGGTGGCAGAGGCGCTGATGCATGAAATGCTTGGTCACGCGGGCCTGCGCGGGACTTTTGGCAAGGGGCTCAATCCCATCCTGGCGCAAGTCGCGGAGACACGGCCAGAAGACATGCGCCGAATCGCCGCCGACTACGGGCTGAGCCTGGAAAACGAGGATGATCGCCTGCAGGTGGCCGAGGAAGTCTTGGCCTTCATGGCGCAGACTCAGCCCACGCTGGGCTTTGTGCGCCGGGCCATTGCGGTGATTGCCACCTGGCTGCGCGCGAATGTGCCCGCTCTGGCCAGCATGCGCATGACGGATGCCGAGATGATTCATCGGTTCATCCTGCCGGCGCGGGCCTATATCGAGAACCCAGCTCGACAGCGAAGCACAGACGCACCGACAGACGACACAAGATTTTTGCGCGTGAGCCCTGGCCAGGTCGTGGCCAAGGGCCAGCAGACGCTGGGCCAGCTGCAGCAGCGCGTCAAGGATCTGACCGGCTATGGCTCCTGGGACTCGGTTATTTACGCCTGGCAGGACCGTTTCATTGACCTCAAGCGCATTCAGCAGCGCATCAAGGATCTCCATGGAACGGTCAACGAGACAAACGACGCCTACCAGGGCGAAGAGCTGTACCACAAGCGCGTAGCCAAGCGTGCGGCCAACTTCCTGCGTGACGAGCTCAAGCCCCTGCTGGCTGGCCTGAATGCCGCCGGCGTGCAGATGGAAGAGTTTGAGCGCTTCCTTCATGCGCGCCACGCGCAGGAGGCCAACAAGGTGCTGGCCGAGCGCAATCCGGACCAGGCGACGATTGACGCCGAGCGCGCCAAAGCCGACAAGGAGCTGCACAACCTGCGCATGCAGCTGCAGAAAGCCACTGCTCAGGGCATGGCGCTGGGGCCGATACAGAAGGCCATGGGCGCGGCCATGATGGCTAAAGGGCGCTGGGACTCGGCCGAGGCCTTCAAGGGCACAGAGGACGAGCGCCAGGCGCTGTCTGGCATGTCGGACCTTGAGGCCCAGAACGTGCTGAACGGCTACCCGGCCGCCAAGCGCGCCCAGCTCGATGCGCTGGCCAGCAAGGTGGACGCCATCAACGAGGGCACGCTGCGCACGCTGCAGGACTATGGCCTGATGGACCGCCAGACCCTGGATGCCTGGCGCAACACCTACCAGCATTACGTGCCATTGCACCGTGACGAAGCCCACCCGGAAAGCAAGGCCCACCCCATTGGCCAGGGCTTCAGCACCAAGGGCGATGCGGCAAAGCAGCGTACCGGCTCAAAGGAGAAGGTGACGCATATCCTTTCGCACATCGCCATGCAGCGAGAGGCGGCTATCACCCGCGGCGAGAAAAACAACGTGGCCAAGCGCCTGTATGTGCTGGCCGCGCAGAACCCTGACCCGAATCTGTGGAGCTTGGATCTGCCCAAGAAAAAGGTCATCGACACCGATACCGGCCTGGTGAAAACGGTTGTCGATCGCGCGGCCGCGCTGCGTGACAACGTGCTGATGGTGCGCGTTGCCGGCCGCGACAAGCACCTGGTGTTCAACGAGAAGAACGAGCAGGCCTTGCGCCTGGGCATCGCTATGCGCAACCTGGATGCCACGGAGCTGGACCGCTTCACCAGGCTGATGGGCAGGCTCACGCGCTGGTTTGCGGCCGTGAATACCCAGTACAACCCGGCTTTCTCCATATTCAACTTTGCGCGGGACATTCAGGGTGCCATGCTGCAGCTGTCCACCACGCCGCTGGCGGGCCAGGAGAAGCAGGTTCTCAAGAACGTGGGCGCGAACATTCGCAGCATCTACCGCGAGCTGCGCAACGAGCGCGCCGGCAAGGCCATGGGGTTAGGGAAGTGGGCGCAGGCCTGGGAGCAAATGCAGATGGACGGCGGCATGACCGGCTTCCGTGAGCTGTATTCCAACCCCAAGGACCGCGCGGCCGCGCTGCAAAAGGCATTGGCTGCGGAGAGCCATGGTCGGGTGCGCCGCTCTGCCTCGGCGCTGTTCGGCTGGCTGTCCGACTTCAACGAAACGGCCGAGGGAAGCACGCGCCTGGCCGTGTACCAGATCGCGCTGGACAAGGGACTGAGCCGCCAGCAGGCCGCCAGCATTGCCAAGAACATCACCGTGAACTTCAACCGGCGCGGCCGTAACACCAGCGTGGTGGGAAGCTATTACGCCTTCATGAACGCCGCCATCCAGGGCAATGTGCGCCTGCATGAAACCCTGACCGGTCCGCGAGGGCGTCAGATCATGATCGGCGGTGTTCTGCTGGGCATGGCGTCGGCGCTGATGGGGCATTTCGTCATGGGCGGCGATGGCGCCGACGACGAATGGCGCCGTGTTCCCGAGTTCGTGAAGGAACGCAATATCGTCATTCCGCTGGGCCACAAGGACTATGTGACTATCCCCATGCCGCTGGGCTTCCATGTGTTCCCCAACATCGGCCGCAAGATGGTGGAAATGGTGACGAATGAAGATCCGCACAAGGGGCGCATGAGCCGCCTGGGAGAGATGGCGATGATCGCTGTGAACGCCTACAACCCGCTGGGCGGCTCGGAAAACCTCATGCAGATGGTCGCGCCTACGCCGTTCGATCCCGTGGCGGCGCTGATGGAAAACAAGGACTGGACCGGCAAGCCGATCTACAAAGAGCAGCGCTCCAACCTGGACCCCAAGCCGGGCCACATGATGGCCAAGGACAGCACCAGCCAGCCCGCCCGCTGGGCTGCGCAGCTGGCCAACTTCGCCACCGGCGGCAACGATTGGCGGCCAGGCGGCTGGAGCCCGAACCCTGACGCTATCGAATACCTGTTTGGCCAGTTCACTGGCGGCGTCGGCCGGGAGCTGGCCAAGGTCGGAAACATGGCCCGTTCGCTGGCCACTGGCGACGAGCTGGCCTCCCATCAGATACCCGTGGTGGGCCGCATGTACGGCAACACGCGCGGCATCAATGGGCAATCCGAGTCTTTCTACAGCAACATTCAGCGCATCAATGTGGCCATGAACGAGGCCAAGGGGCGCGCGGAGCTGGGCGAGGATGTGGATGCCGTGCTGGTGGACGTTCCCCTGGCCACGCTCGATGCTGGCGCTGCCCTGGTGGAAAAGCGCGTGCGAGAGCTGACCAAGATGCGTAGCGCTATCCAGAAGGGTGATGACCCGCATAAGGTCGATCTGGTGAAGGAGATCAACCAGGAAATTGAAGGAACCATGTACCGGCTGAACGCGGCCGTTCTGGAAACGCTCCAGGCCTCTAGGCAGTAGCGAAGTGCCTTTTGTTTGTGCTTGTGTGTGTCTGTGCGTCTGTCAGCAGATATACTCAAGCCTGCCCCGTGTAGCCATGGGCTCTTTCTGACCTCCGACGTAAACCCGCCGACTTAAAAACTCGGCGGGTTTTTCTTTGTGCAAGCATTGGCAATGTGTGCATATAATGCGTCTGTCCTTCGGTGTGTGTGTGCTTCGTTCTGTTGCACGCGCTCTCTGGGTGATTGAGTTAGGGTTGAAATGTGAAAGAAAAAACCTCGTCGGTGTCAAAGCCGGCGGGGTTTTTTTTGTACCTTGAGGGAATCCATGAAGTTGAAAAATCTGCTGTCTAAGCGCGCTTGGGCTGGCGCGAATGTGAGCGTTACTCTCGGGCCTGGTCGAGTCATTACGGGCACCATTCTTGAGGTCGGAATCGGCTTCCTTTGCTTCTACCTGGTGCGTTCAGGCTGGGTGTTCCAGGATGTGGAAAGTGAGCCGGTGAAGTGGCTCACCGCGGCGCTGCTGCTGCTGATGGGCTGCGCATCCGCACGCCGGCTGCATCAGGCCATCGTGCTGCTGGCCAAGCTGATGGAGCAGCGCGCGGCCGCGAGGGGTCCGCTGTATGAAGGGACGAAGCGCGTGTATGCCTGGCCCATGACCAGAGGCGAATACAACACCTATCAGGGCTGGCAGTGCCCGGCCAACGAGAACCCGGAAGACATTGGCTACCTGGTCGAGTATCTGGATGGTGGCAAGTCGAGGCATGCCGGCCATGCCGGTTACATCAGCTGGAGCCCGAAGGATGTTTTTGAACGCTCCTACCGCAGAATTTAGGCGCGTCTATTCCGTTGCATGTGGTGCGGTGTAAACAAAAAAAGCGTCTAGCGATTTTGGCGCGCCTGCCAGCTGCCCCATACTTTGGCCATGAATACAAAAACGCTCTGCACTGTTCTGGCCATTGTTGGGCTGGCCCTGGCCTGGTTCTTTCGCTATGACGTTGCGCCGGCTGGCGGCGGCGCGTTTGCCGTGCGGCTGGACCGCTGGACGGGCGATGTGGCGCTGTCTGGCGCTGATGGCCAGCTGCACACGATCAAGCCCGCGCAGCCTGGCCAATAAAAAAAGGCCCGCACAAATGGCGGGCCGTAACTCAAACCAATAGGAAACCATCCCATTGATTCCCCGATTATCCACGATGTAGGCCGGCGCGTTTACAAGTCAGAAATAGGTAACGATAAGATTCAATTATCGTTACCTATTTTTTTTGGGCCATCACGATTCCTGAGAGGCAAAGAAAAAAGCACTCGATAGCGAGTGCTTGCGGTGTTACCATCGGGAAATTGGATGCCTGAAAAGACCAACGGCCTGAGTGCTGGTAACACTCAAGCCGTCTGTGCAGGTAGCCATTGACCGGGGAACAGCTGCCGCATTGCCGCCATTATGGAGCATGTTGCACGTTCCCGTAAATAGTTATGGGGATCGCGTGCAACAGCAAAACTTAGATTTGTTTGCTGATGCTGAGCGTTGGCCGCACAAACCTTACATCGCCGAGGCGAATAAGCGCATCTGTGGTTTCCGCTCGCTTCGGCAGGCACTTACAAAGCCTTACATACAACCCAACCCGCCGCATCTGCGCGTGTGGTCCGTCTTTGATGTGGACCGCCCGGGAGGCGCCCTGGCCTGGGAGGATGGCAACCTGCCCCCGCCCAGCTGGGCGGCCGCCAACCGCGATAACGCGCATGCGCATCTGGTATGGGGATTAAGCGCACCTGTCCTGGTCGATAGCCCGGACATGCGCCAGAGGCCCCTGCGCTACCTGTGTGCGGTAGAGGCCGCTTTCCGCGAGCGCCTGAAGGCAGATCCCGCTTACGTTGGGCTGCTGACCAAGAACCCCTCGCATAACCGCTGGCGCGTGCTGCGTGGCCCCCACTCCTACTACGAGCTGGGCTACCTGGCCGAGTGGGTGGAGCTCCCCAAGCATCTGCCGAAGCGGAACCCCGAAGAAATTGGGCTCGGCCGTAACGTCACGGTGTTTGAGTGGCTGCGCCAGTACGCCTATCGGCACATCAAAAAGTACAAGGGCATGGGGCCGGAGGCCTACGAGGTCTGGAAATCGCACATCAACCTCAAGGGCCTGTCACGCAACGGCGAGCTCTCCATTCCGCTCGAGGGCAGCGAGGTCTGGCATATCGCCAAGTCCGTGAGCAAATGGACCTGGAACAAGTTTGATATTGAGGCCAGCGACGCGCGGTTTTCAAAGCTGCAGGCGGCCAGGTCGGCAATGGTCACGACAGAGGGGCGCCGTAAAGCTCAGGCCGCATCTGCCGCGGCGCGGAGCCTGGCCAGCGAGAACAAGCGCGCCAGCGCCAGGCTGATGGCTGCCAAGGGGCAATCTCAGAGAAGCATTGCCAAGGAGCTAGGCGTTTCCGTGGGAACCGTGAATTCCTGGTTGAAGTCCACGGACGATGTTCAGTTCGCGCCCATAGTCAGCGCCTGAATGCCGCCCTTTTTTTGAGCGTTCAGTTTGCATCCATAGTCAGATAACAGCGGATAGGCGCGGGTTTTGGGCGGCCTTTTTTGGTGTTCAGTTTGCACCCGTAGTCAGATAACAGCCCTCTTTCCCCGGGCTTGTTTCGGCAGCTGGCCAAGGCCGCGCCTGCCTTTGATTTGAGAGTTATTGTGCTTCGGTCTGTGCTTTCTTGTTTGCGTTGTTGCGTGTGTTTGTATGGCACAATCAAAAAGTAAACAACCTCATGTTTACTTGTAAGTTACGACGAAATGCAAAAAGTACTGACTTCGCGTAGCGATTGCTATTAAAAAGAAACTTTAAATACTCAAACCAGTTAGGGAACGAATCAATGATCGTGTTGTTGGCGAATGACAAGGGCGGGGTCGGCAAGACCACTAAGGCTGTGAATCTTGCTGTTATGAGGGCGCGAACCGGCCGCAAGGTGGCGCTGGTTGACTGCGATCCGCAAGAGACAGGGACGGCTTGGGCCATCATCCGGGCCGGCCTGGTCCCCAAAGTCCCCATGATTCATCGTCTGCAGCTCACTGGCCAAGATGTGGCCGAGCAGCTGGTGGCGCATTCCGAGAACTATGACGATCTGATCGTCGATACGCATGGCGCCGACTCCGTGGAAATGCGCCAGGGCATGACGGTGGCAGACATTGTTTTGATGCCGCTGCAGCTGTCGCAGTTCGACCTGTGGGGGGTTGATCGGGTTAAGCGCATCGTGAAGAACATCGAGGCTGAGTGGGGGGATGGCCAGCGTGTTGACTTGCGCGGGCTGATGAACGGCGCCCACCCCCAGGCCAAGAAAGACAAGACTGAAATGCGCCAGGTGCTTGAAGGTGGCGGCCTCAAGGTGCTCGAGACAGTCATGCATTGGCGCGTGATTTACCAGCGTATGGCCAGCACGGGGCTGGCCGTGGTTGAAATGGACCCCAAGAGTCCAGCAGCACAAGAAATGAAGGCTATCTACAAAGAAATCTTCGGTGAAGATTGGAGGATTAAGGAATGAGCTTGAAACTGGAAATGCCAACGGAAGGCGGGATGACGGCGGCCCAGCGACTGGAGCGGGCGAAGAGAGCCCAGGCTGTGACAGACAGCACTATCACGCTGGCGCCGGCTGCGGAAGAAAGTGCCCAGCAGCCTGCTGCGGCCGCTCCCGTGCCGGTGGCTGATGGCGCAGTGGCCCGGCGGCCATGGGAAAAAGTAGTCGTCAGCGAGAAAGCCGCGTCCAAGCGTTTGCCCATCATCATGAGCGTGGCTCTGCGCGCAAAACTGGAATATCTGGCTGACGTTGAGCCCGGCGAGAGCATGAGCAGCATTGCCATTGCCGGCATCGAGGCAGAGTGCTACCGCCAGGAAAAGGCGGCGGGCGTGTTGCCAGAGTCTGAATTCAAGAAGGTTCGGGCGCGCGTGGAAGATAAGCGGGCCAGCACGTTGAGCGGCGAAGATACCCGCATGGTGCTGCTGGTGCCGGGTTCGTTGCAGTCGCGTATGGATCTGCTTATCAAGGACTTCAAGGTGGCCAAGGACCGCACCAAGCTGGCCCTGCCTGGTATCGAGGATGAATGCAACCGCCGCCTTAAAGCGCGCGGGGAGCTGTAAGCCCTGTCCTGCTGGCGCTGGCCAGCAACAAAAAAGCCCCTGGCCAGGTGACTGGCGCAGGGGCTTTTTTCATTCTTCGTAGAGGGGTGGGCGCTTCAGCGCTTTGGCCAGGCCTTTAGCCAGGTCGGGGGCTATCTCGGTCGTGAGCAGACGGGAGAGCTGATCGCATGACAGTACTTCAATGGATTGCTTGCTCATTGAATAGCCGACACGGCGGCCGTGGAGGGTCGCATGGGCATGGAAAGAATCCGACCAGGCCGAGGTGTCTACGTTGACCAGAAGCCGGTGAAGTATGTGAACTCTGACCGTGTCCGTCGCATCGAGATCTGGCGATATGGCTAGGAGGTCTGGGAGACTGGGTCTTGGGATGAGCTGCATGGGAATGCCGCTTTGGATCCATTGCCCGGGCATCTCCCTCTCAGCAGGAGGGCACGCGATATGCCCCTCTCCAAGTGTCCCAATGGCGTGGTCTATTGCTGCCTGCAGCTGCTCTATGGTCGCCTGCAGCTGCTTACATTTGTTCAACGCGAACGCATGTTTTGCCACCGATGTGCTGCAAGCGTTGGTCAATACCAGCGCGTCGCTGGACAGGCTGGCTATCTGCTCTCGGTGCCTGCGCTTCTGGTTTCGGCCGTAGCGTCTGCTCATGATTACATGCCCTTCATATAGAGTTTGGCCATCGCATTGGCTATGTCGCTCTCCAGCTCGATCAGCTGGCGCCAGGTGCGAAGGTGGAGATCTCGCTGCTGGTCAAGCAGAGAGCTGTTGAGAGATCTGTTCAGGTGCCAGCGCACCAGGGTGGCATTGCCGGGGGTGTCGGGCACGGCGTGTATCAGCCCCGCATTGCCTGGCGTCCCCATGAGTCTCAGCCAGGTGCGCAGCGTTTCGCGGTGCTCGTGCATGGCGGTGAAAAGCTGGCAGGTTTCCTTGTGGTTGTTGCGCACGGTTTCGTCTAGTCGGTGGTAGCAGCTGCGCTCTGCATTCCAGAATTCGGGCGTGGTGTCGGCCGGGTATTCGGCTGGCGCTGCCTGCGTGCTGCGTCGGGGTTTGATGCGGTCCTGTACTTGTGCCATAGCTCTTTTCCTTCGGGGCAGCGCTCCTGCTTGCCTTGCTGGGCTCCAGCTGCAATGCAGGTTCTGCAGTTCATGTGGTGCACCAGGTAGGCCCGGTCTGCGGTCTGCCAGTCGTTCATTTGGGTGAAAAAAAGCGGCCTTTAGGGCCGCTTGTGTCGGTGGGTTGGTTGTGATCGAGGGTCAGCGGGGTGCTGGCCGCCAGACAAAATCTCCTTTGTCCTCACGGATGGCGAGCTCGCTGTCCTGGCATGGGCATTCGTAGCCGCTTAGGTGGTCGGCGACTGGCCGCCAGAAGTCACGGGCGACGCCG